TTCTTTCATACCAAACAAGTTATTATTCTCAACAAAGATATTTGATTTCCAGTGACCTGTCTCGACAATTGATTGTGCCATTGGAATCCAAGCGAATTTAATATTCAAACTCTTCATCATAGTTACCAATTTTTGACTATTGAATGTATCAGACTTTTTAATCAATACAACTTTTTCATATTCAGTTAAACCATTAACTGCTTTATCAATACCTAATTTGTAACTGTAAAATGAAGTTAAACTTATTGCTAAAATACAAAGCGTCGCAGCTTTAATATATGATTTTAATTTTAAAGACTTAAAAACTAATTGATTTTTATCGTATTTGTATAACATAATTTTAATTTTGGTTAAACTTATTCTCCGTAAGATTTGAAATCTGGTTGAGAATCCTTTTTCTTTTTGTTGTACTCGTCCATTTCTTTTTGAAAACGAGCATTTCTAATTCTTTCAATTAAAGCTTTTTTCTCAGGTGAGATCTCTTCCCATCTAGAAGAGACATTGAATTTGATAGCCCATTCATTAAAGCCAGGTCTTTTTTTGTTAGTTTTCATTTTCTTCTGATTTAGATTCAATTACAACGTATCTGATGCCAGACTCGGTTTGTTTTAAAGTAGCATCTTTTGAATTAATTATATCCAAATGTTGTTTGTGTGCAGTTGGATTTTCTTCTGATTTTTGAGCCATTGCCATTAAGGTTTGCTCCATGTAAATTTGTTTCATATTAACAGTATTCTAATGATTCTTCACCAATCATGTTCCACAATTCTAAGTCATATCTAGTGTTATTCTTACAAGATGCACTACAAGCTCTTTTAAGAACTTCGTAAGTCTCACTTTTAATTTCAGTAAAACCAAAACCAGCAACCATAAAGTATCTGCGATCGTAGTTGATTACATCACCAACTGAAACTGAAGGTGCATTTTGTGGTTGAAACATATTCTGACCGTAATGAAATACTAAGTCTAATACACTAAACACATCGCTTGTAATTTCTGAAGTAGGAACTTCTACGTTACGATATTGGCCATCGTTAAATCTGAATTGTTGAACTTGGATGATTGTATTCATATTGTTTATCTTTTAATTACATAGTAAATATACGAAAAAAAGCCCAAATAAAAAAATCTGGGCTAACTTTTTTTCAATTATTTTTCAACTTTTTTATAACTGATTGGTTTTCAATGTAATTATTTATAATCTTCTGTGACATAATTTCCTTTTTTTCGTTCGGCAACCTCATCTCTAAGCTCTTTTATCTTGGATTGCAGACCCTTTATTTGTGCGTCTATGATCATTTTAAAAAGAAGTGTACTTGGTTTTTTAGCTTCCAAGTCAGATAATCTAAGTTCTAGTTCTTTGATTAATTTAAAGAGTGCCATTTTAGTATGCGTGTGTTTTTGTTATATCTATTCAATCATTTTTATTCTAGATTTAATATCTTTAGGCACTTTACTTATTAAGCCTCTAAAACAAGCATCTAACATATAAGTAACAGCCCAATCGTCTTTGCTTCTAACAGATCTTCCAACACCTTGTAAGAAACTCACACTAGTTTTCCAATCATACCAATCTGGCATATATTTCATTTTAGCCTTGATATGTGGACTGTTTAACGATGGATATGGAACTTTAAAGAATATTTGAAATCTACTAGTATCATCTTTTAAATCTAAACCTTCTAAAATAGATGGACCAACTAACACAGAGCCTTCTTTTTTCTTAAACAACTCTAAAGCACCTGCTTTATCTTTGGAATTTTCATAGTTGATTAATCTAAATGTGTGTTTACTCTTAGCCATGATGTAATTCATAAATTCATATGAACCACAATGTATAACACCTCTTTGACCTTTGTGTTTGTCTATGATTTTGTCAAGCATCTCTAATACTTTTGGCAAACTAGCTTCCTTTTCTCTCATAGACATTCTGTGTTTGTTAATGAAAACTATCGGAGATTTATCATAGTTAAAGTCGTTAGTAAGCCTGATGAATCTAGCATTCTCAATGCCCATAATTCTCATATAAGAAGCTGGATCACCTATAGTAGCACTCATAAAGACTTTAAAATCTGCCTTTGAATGTAAGTGTTTTCTAATCATCCATTGTTCTTCAATACATGTAAATTTGGCTTCTTCTCTGTTTTGATCTACGACCATTTTATCCAAACCAACTTCAGCTATAATATCAATATAGTCATCAAATTTACAATAAACATCTTTGATTCTGTCAAGCGCAGTCATTGCATTTTGCCAATCTTTAGGCACTAAACCATTACTAAATCTTTTTTTGGCTGCACTCTTAATATCCTGGTTCATTGAGTTATAATGCCCTAAATATTGCTTTAAGTAACCCATTGCTTCAAAGATCTTTTTGTTATCAGTTTCATTTAACAACATATTAATGACGCTGTCTATTCTATTCTTAGTTACTTTAGGCTCTGAGAAACCCCACTTCATTAAGAACGAATTAACTGTTTGAATTCTTGAAGAAATGTCTGAGTCAACTCTTGGACTAAAATGATTTTGAACGATCTCATCTACTTTATGAGCCTCATCAAAGAATGCAAAATCTCTTTGTGCAAATGGTGAGCCACCTTCATCTGCCTTTTTATCTTCTACGTAATTTCTTTGTAGCAACCAAAATGCATAGTTAAGTAAACAAACCCTGTGGTTAATGGCTCTTTGTCTGTTTTGTAAGTAATCACAAGATCCATAACAATCAAGCTTAGAAGCTTGCTCATAACCCATACCCTTTAAACGACAATCACCTAATGAAAATGGTAAGTTGTTGACAGAACATTCATAGTTATCTGCGCCTTTTACTGAAGGCCAGTGTAAGCCTAATCTATAAAAATCTGATTCGTATTGGTCTTGTAATGATAAATCACTGGTAATTAAATAACCTTGTTTGTCAAAGCCTGATAAAACAAGACTTGAAGCCATGGCAATAATAGATTTACCAGTTCCTGTCGGTGCATCAATAACAATGGTTGCTTTTGGATCTTCAAAATATGTTTTACAAATTGCCGTGATAGTTTCTCTTTGGCCTGTTCGAAATTGAAAGCCTTTACCAAGCCTTTCTTCTTTTATAATCTGATCTAATTTCTCGTTGATTTCTTCTAGCACGTTCACATATTTAAGTCTAGTTTATACGTGAATTTAGCGAAAAGTTTATTGCATAAAAAAAGGAATCAGTTAGATTCCTTTTGATTTCTTTTTAGGCCGGGCCACCAACTCCGAACCAAATCCAATCAGACTCTTCGTCGTCTTCGTCTAGAATAGAAATAAAATCATAATGCTTAATGATGTTTTCTATAGTTTCAACAATTGGACCTTTTGTCTCTTTGGGCTCGATCTCAGAAGTGATGTCGACTTCTGGGATGAACTTTTCCATAAAAGATTTAGATATTTTTTGTAGAGGATTAGAGGTTCTACTGTTTATATATTAGTCTTTTTTAGAAAGTTTCAAACTATTTTTGTGTTTCTTTAATTTTATCGTCAATAAAATCAGTAAGATCTTTAACTGCGCCTCTAAAAGCTCTAATGTCTACCATTCTTGAGTCTTCGCTTGGATTTCCAACGAATGTATCAGAGTCTTTTGATTCTTCTAATTCTTCTGATTCTTTAACGCTTAATTCTTTTTGTAGAACAGCCATAAATGGTTTAATATTGTGAGAACCGTATTCGTCTTTGATGATGTTTGCAATCGCAATTGCAAAATCTGTATAAGAAAGAGAATTGTCAACTTTGTCAATAGCATTTATTAACAACGGTGTTAATTTATCTGACTTTGCAGATTCGTTAACAAATGAATTAAAATTTGTCATGTGTTTCATTATTTCTTTTTAAGTCCTTTTCCAAATTCTGTTAAAGTTCCATCTTCATCCATTGCTTGAAAATGTTCTCTAGAACTACCTTTAGTTAATTCAATATGTAATCCAGGATTCATACCTCCATTATCTTTTGGTGCCCATAATCTTACAACGGTCCAAGTTCCAGACTCTGATTTTAAAGTTACTTTGTCCCATGTTGAAATTCCAGTCAATTCTGTAAATTTCTTAGTTAATTTATCTCCAATTTGAGCCTCGTTAACAAATTCTTCGTATAGTTTAATGTGTTTCATATCTTATTAATTTTTTGGCCAAATCATCATTGTTCCTGGATCATTCCAAGAAAACCACCAACCTTTTTTCTCAATAGCATCTACAACGTTCTTAAGTACACCGTTTTTATATTTAGCGCTCTTGTTGTAATAATCAAATATTTTGTTACCGCTTAATTCTTCTCCGTTATCGCCAGCAATCCAAATACCATCTTTTTCGCCATCAAATTCTTCAGAAGTTCTAACAAATCTAATTTTATATTTAGTTTCCATCAAATCCATGATTTCTTCTCTAGTAGCATCTTTAGCTTCATTAACGATAGCTTCTAATATTACATCATTGTCAAATTTGATAGTCGGTGAAGGTGAGAATTGAGTTCCACCATCTTGAGCATCTAAACCATAAATATCCTTTAAAGTTTTAATAACTTTATTTTTATATGATTTGTCTTTTAAATGGAAGTATGTTTGTTTATCATTTGATTGGTCAATGATTCCTTTAACATAATGTGATAATTCTTTAGCAATATATTCTGCAGCATCTCCTGCAATATTACCATCATATTTAGATTCTAAAATTTTAGAATTATTTTCAATAGCTTCTAAAGTATCTGGCATTGTTCTAATCGCAACTCCAAATTTATCATGCCATTTAGCAGCTTTATAACCTGTACAATATTTGTCTTTAAGATCTTTGTGATTTGCAAATACACCGCCTGGAAGATTTGTGATAATAGTACCTTTTGGTAAAATTACATCGACGTAGTCACCGATTTTAGCATCTTTAACATCTTTTTTCAACTCATATTTTGAGTTATCTAATGTTGTATAAGTTCTGCCAGAATTGCCTGAAACAGAGTGTTGAGTTACTTCATTTAAATATTGTTCAAAATATTTAACGTTTACCGACTCATTGGTTGGTTCTTCTAATTTTATATTGCTTCTTAATGTTTTCACAAACACTGAATCAATGTTACCAATCACAGTTGATGTGTAATCATCTAATATATCATAGAAAACTTTTGCTTTTGTGAATGATACTTTAACAATTGATCCCCATCTTTGATCATCGCCAGGGGCTGTTATGAATGATACTGGTTCTCCAATTTCAAATTGAGCTGGAAATGAGGTTTCTTCATTTAGAAACTGTTCGAATAGTTTTACTTTTTTCATTATGAGATATATGCGTTTAGTTCGTATTTATCGCCCATTCCATATATTGAAATTTGAAGGGCTTTCTTTTGTTCTTTACCATCTTTAAAAAGCGTGATATTAAATCTGTTTGTAAAACCATCACCTGGTCTTTTAGGACCCATACCTATTTTGGTCGCAGTTTCTTCTTTATCATAAGTAAAACCTTGAGCTTCAGCATACTCTAAAGCAGTGTCAACCGCTGATGTATAGCTTCTATGATAAACTTGATAACTTGATTTCTTTTCAGTTATGAATTGTTCGAATAATTTAGTGTGTTTCATGCTATTTACCTAGTGCTTTTTTTACTTCTTTAACAAATTTAACAGCTCTATCAGCAGCATCTTTCATAGATTTTGCAGTTGCTTTTCTAAATTTGATTTTCAAACGAGTTTCATAAGATACTTGTTTTCCTGGCTCATATAAAGATTGTGTGAAAACTTCCATTTTGCCATCTTTGTAAATAGCCATTCTAAAGTAATTAGAATTCTCTACATATCCATTAGACCATTCTGTTTTAGGTTCAAAAGAAACTAAAAGCATGATAGTATCATTACCAAAAACACCTTTACTTAAAGAGATGTAACCTGGTTTTTCTTTTTCTAAAGCGTCTTTTAATATTTCAGATGCTTGTGTAATATCTGTAGTTCCATCATCAAAGATTAAACTTTCATTTACGTATTGTTCGAATAATTTTACTGTTTTCATAGTCTATATATTATTTTATTATTAAGTAATTTAAAACTTGCTCCCAATTTTTAAATTCAGGTTGGCCAAATTGAATCCATTGACCTTTGAATTCTGCTGCACCATTATTAGGTCTGTCATCAATAAGATAATCACCCATTAAAAGATCTTTTCTGTGAGAAAGTATAAGTCTTTTGTGTGCTAATTTACCCAAGTGTTTTTGAACCCATCTGCGTTTAGAGCTCCAAGACTCTGCATTTGACCATGGCGCTGTGCTTAAGAAATACACATCATACTGTTCCATTAGTGTTTTAACAGCATCTAGAGCTCCAGAGATAGGTTCAGGATTCTCAAACAACTCTTTATCTACTGATGTTAATCTACCTAAATGTCTAACTGCATCTGGTCCGTGTCTTTCGATTGCGTGGCCTTCTAAATCAACCATTACTCCGTCTAAATCGATATAAACTATTTTCTTGTTCATCTTCTTGTTTTTAATTATAATGTAAATATACAAAAAAAAGCCCAAATAAAAAAATATTTGAGCATTTATTTTTAAAAATATGTGTTTTTTAAGAATTTGCCTTAATCCACTGTTTACCAATGTGATTTTGTACAGGTTTTCTAAGTAATTTGGCTATAGCGCCTTCCATTTGTTTGATATGAGCAGTCCCAGTTAAAGAATTATCTATGATAATCATGTTTTGTCCACCGAATAAACCTTGAAAGTGACCAATATTATCTTGTACAGACTGCCAAATTTCTTTTACTAATTCGTCTGGAATTGATCTAGATCTCGCTGCGTTTCTTTGTAATGCCACTTCAAGAGAAGTATTAACAAAAATCATATATACATCATAACCTAGTTTTTCAATGGCTTCTTTTCTAGATTGAATTTTCTTGTAATCATCTCCGGTGCCATCAATTAACATACCTAAACGGCCTTTCATGTATAATTTTTGTCTAGACATTGTTATTTTTTTAGCTTTACCTCTTGGAGATGCTTCACCTTGTGTAAGACTATCAAACTCATCTGTGTCCATTGTTGCTAAATCTTTAGGATTAACACCTATTTTTTGAAGTTCAAGTTCAAAAGCAGGATCTGAATTAATAACTTTAAGCCCCGTTGAATATGAAACGGACTGAATACCTCCTTCAGGTATATCGAAAAGTTCTCTAACAACTCTAGATTTACCAGAACCCGGTCCACCTGCCATAAAAATAGCTTTTAAGATGTTTTTATCGTGTACACCTTCGTTAATAAACTCTTCAAATAATTTAACTAATTTCATTTTAATTTACCGTATATTTTTTTAGTGATTCTTTTACCTGCTTTTGATAAAAATCTTGTGTAGTAACCATCTTGTGTAAACTCAGGCTTTTTGTCTAAACCAACAACATCTTCAATCATTTCTTTATCTGTAATAACAGGAGCTTTGGCTTGACTAAGCAACTCTTCCATTCTTAAAGAAGCTTCAATAAACCAACCTTTAGTGTTAACTAACTGTAAAAGTTTTTTAACTATGTCAGATTTAGCTTCTTTTTTGCCATTAGTGCCTAATAAAGCAATTTTATTACCCCATTTAGTAGGTTTGTATATGATAAATGCATCTGCTTGATGATCTGAGTCTACATCTTTTAAGGCAGTTGCTTTGTATTTTGCTTGCATTTCTTCCCAATCATCAGCTGATAAATCCATACCTGCATCTAAATAAGTTTTAGTGTACATTGCCCAGATTGATTCCATACCTTCTTTGTCAATCTTCTTAAGATCCATGTCGATCCATTTGTTAGAAGGTATTTCAAATTCATTTAAGAATTGTTCAAATAATTTAACTTTCTTCATATTATTTTGGTAATCTTACCATTGTATTTCTTGTTTCACTCTTGTCTGTGTTTTTCACAAAACCATGATCTTTGTAAAACTTTTCCAATCTAGAGACTGAGCTAGCTCCAAAATCTTTAGATGGTGTTAAGTATATTTTAAGACCTTTAGAGTCTGCGTAATCATTAATTTGTTTCATGATCTCTGATCCAATGCCTTCACCTCTTTTATCTTTAGGAATAACTATTCTTGACAGCTCTAAAAACTTACCATTATCATATAAATCTAAATCAATTCCGTATTTGTCTTCTAAGTCTCTTAAAATAAAAGCTTCGCTCATAATTGAACTATTATCATGAAAACATTTATGACATGTATATAAATCATGACCACCATCTTCTAATTTCCATGTCCAACCACAATTATCGCATTCGATTTTATTGCCAGCTACAAATTCTTCGTATAATTTGATGTATTTCATTATTTTAAATTTTTCTTTTTGGCATATTAATTTTACCTCTTCCGATAACCCATCCATCTGGAATGATTTCTTCTAAAGAAAATTGAGAAGATCGAAAAGATATAGTGTCATGGTACCACTTTCGCCCTTTTCGCCAAACTGACATCTTTTCTTTGTGTTCTTTTGTTTTAGGACCTTTATTTATTTTACCAACTGTAGAATTTTTTATCTTTTGTCTAGTTAATGAGTTCATTTCTAATCTGCCACGATTCCAACCTTCTGGTATAGAATCATCTTTTAATATTTTCATCTCTTCATTTTCGTCATTAATCCAAATCCAATCTCCTTTAGCACCACCTAAATGTCCGTATTTCTTACCGTTTTCTCTTAAAAGTTGTAAGATTTTATCTTTATTCTTTTCCCAATTAATAATTCCACCGTTCTTTCTATTACCAGTTACTCCCTTTCCATTAGATCCTCCTTTTTTACCAGCGTCTGATAAAATTTCTTTGGTTATATCTTCTTTATTAATGATACCTGAAAGGCCTTTCCAAGCTAACCAGTCTTGTTTCTTACCATGTTTCTCCCATAAAATTCTATGAGCTTCGGCATGTTCTTCGATGCTTAATTCTATGATATTTTCAGATTCATTAGATCCTCCCATATGTTTGGGTATTATATGATGTTTGTGTTTCATATAATATATATCTAATAGTTTAGTTATAAATGTATAAACTCTAACATTTATTTTTTAGGATTAAATCCAGCCTTTCTAGCTTCTTTAGCTAAATCTTTATCAGCTCCACCCCATGTTCCAGGTTGACCTGTTAAAAAACTATTACACCTCGCATATCCCCATTGTTGTTGGGTTGCTCCTGGTCTATGACCTGTTTTCCAAGCGGCTAAGCCTCTTCTCATTACAGCTCTAAGAATTCCAATAGGAACTCCAGTTTCTTCAGATTTGGTTTTTAAACCTGTTTCGATAGCGTCATCGTCAATTGCACTTCTGTCGGTTGATTGTTCTTCTTCGTTTAAAAAAGATTCGTTTTTCTCTTCTTTATCACCGTATAATTCATGATATGATTTAGTGTGTTTAGAAGTTTTAACTTGACCTTTTTCCTGAGCCTCTTTATCACCCGGTAATTCTTTATAAGCTGAATCATCATCGTCATCCATTTCAGCTTGCTTTTTCATCTGCTCCTCTTTTTCTTCTTTAGTTTTGTCGCTTAAACCTTTCATGTATGGATCTGGTCCTGGTTTAGCTTCGTTTAAGAAATCTTCGTATAGTTTTACGTATTGCATTGCTTTTAATTATTTTTCAACCTTGTCATCATTACCATCCATTGCGTCGTGCACTGCATTTAAATTTTCTAAAGAAACTGTTAATTGAGAATACATCCACGATTCTAATTGTTCACCACCGGTCATTCTGTCTTTAATCATGTTTGCATAATCTGCAATTCTTTCAAGTTGACCTAGAGTCATTTCATTTAATTCAGCTAAAGTGTCTCTTTCTTCTGCTTCATTTACGAATTCATTGAATTTAGTTACGTGTTTCATTATAGGTCGATCTTTGTTTTTGTACCATCTGGTTGGCTGTACACTATATATTTAGGTGTAAGCTCTTTTTTAGTGTCATCTAACATTTCAGTGTATTTCTTACCTAAACCAGATTTTAAATAAGCAACTGTCATATGTGGGTGATAGTCTGGATAATCTGTAGTATGTGGTAATTTACTAAGTTCTGCATTACAATCATGTAAACTTGGTCCTTCAACATCATATTTCAACACATCAAACTTTTCATTTTCAAAAAGAGATGGATTCGTGATAGTACAATTACCAAATGCAAAATTCTTTGCTATATTTTCAATTACTTCTAGTTTTACATCATCATGTAAACCATAAAGCAAAGTACAATGTGGCTCAGTTTCTAAGCCGAATGTAGAATCCTTAGGATCTACGAAAACATCTTCTTCGTCAATTTGCTTGTGTAAGTTTTCCATCTCAGGAAATTCAAAGTACAACATTGCACAACCGTAATCATAAACCTTTTTCTTTTCAGTCACGAATTCTTCAAATAATTTTATGTGTTTCATAATTATAATTTTATTTATGCACCAAACCCTAGGTCGAGAGTATCGGTTTTTTCATCATCGTAATCTCCTGTTAAGTCAACATCTTTTAAATCAATACCTTCGACTTTGATTTTTGGTCTGAAATGACCGTCTCCATCAAAGTACGCTTTAAAGCTTCTACCAGCTCCTACAGCTCCAGTCCATTCCATGAAAGCAAACATTTTTAAAAAATCATTTGCTGTTTCTTGATCTATATTAGAAATAGTAACGTTTAATGTTACCATTCCATCTTCAGCTTCATTTAAGAAGTCTTCAAATACTTTTACATGTTTCATTATTTCTTATTTTCTTTTTTATCGTAATATTCCCAAACTTCATCTAATTGTTTAGGGTCTGCTAACCAGCTTTCCCACCAGCCTCCACCTTCTTCTTCAACTAAAGAACCATCTTCTAATTTACGATATTCTTTTTCTTTAACAATGATCTTGAATGTTTTAGGTGCAAATGGAAATGATTTGATACATTGACAAGAGCTAATTTGTTCTTCACTACCTTCAGTTACTGCAACTCTACCAGTAAAACCGTAATCTTTTCCTTCAGGCGTAAATACAATTGCATCCAAATAATATGCAGCACCTTCTTTACCTTCTTTGAAAACCGAACTAAGTCTTTTATTCTGAAAAGTTCCAGTTCCTTCTTCAGCGTCTTCATATATTGAACAATCAGTCCATTCGTCATCAGTTCCCATAATACCTTCACCTAGTGGTTCATGTGCTAATAATTTTTGTAGAACTTGTGTAATAATTTGAGCCGTGAAAGGTGCTGAACCTCCACTTTGACCTGAATCAGCAAATTTCTTTACTAATGCCATAACTTCAGGTACAAACTCACCAATAACAGGCGTTCCATCTGAATTTTTCATTAATAAGTCCAATTCGTATTGAGCTTTGTCAACTAAACCCTCATTAATAGAGTCAATTGAGACCATTTTTACACCTTCGTGTAAAAACTGAATTAACATGGATCTAACTTTATTTTCGTTAGATTCATTTAAGAATTCTTCGTATAGTTTTATTTTCTTCATCTTCTATATATTTTACTCTTCTCCTGCTAATTCATCAAACTCATCAGAATCCTCTTTTACTTTGTTGATCTGTTCACGTATTTCTATCATTCTCATTTCAAATTCAAACAATTCAGTAGCATTCATTTTACCTTGTTTGTGGATTTTCTTAGCCGCATTAAATTCAGTCTTAGCTCGAGATAAAGCCTTATTTAGTTCTACTAATATTTTATCTACAGCTTGTTCTTCTAATTTCTTCTCTTTAATAACCGGTTTTACGGGTTCTCGTTTAATAATAAAATCTATTGATTTAAAAAGAGAACAAAATTTATCTAATGTGCTAGCCATGGCATTATTATTTGTTTTTGTAATCGGCGTATGATTTTTCTTCAGTCAAATTAGAACCAGTTAAGTTATCAATTCTCTTCTTAACTAAATTTCTATCGTCATTAGTCCAATAAACTGCTCTTGCTAATCTAATAAATTCTTCTCCAAAATCATTGGTCTTTTCACAGTCTCTAATCTCATCTTCAATCTGCCATAATTTTCTATTAACTTCTAACATATCTTGATACGCAATGTGAATTAGATCGTTATTACAAGCTGTAACAATTTCTTGTACAATTGGTGTTAAAATCATCCATTCTTTGTTTAAATTAGCTACTTTTACAGGATCTGTAATTTTTTCTAATTTAATTTTTAGAATAGTATGTTTGTCTAGGATCTCTCCGTTTGAAACTTCAATTTTCATAGTATTAAAATTTTGTATAGTTTATTTATTCTTATTAATCCACGTAATTATATTTTTTGATGGTGTCCAACCTAATTCAATAGTTGCCATCTTAATATCAGCACAAGACTGATATGGTTCATTTCTCTTTGGTACAAATTGAATTTCGCCACCAAAAGCTTCTGCTATTTCTAAAATAGTTAATTCTTCACCAGAACCTATATTTAAAATAAAGAAATTATCTCTAGCCATGGCTATGATTAAGGCTGCAACTACATCTCCAACATAGATATAATCTCTGGTTTGAGAACCATCGCCAGTTACTGTAATTGGTTCAAAGTTTTCATACTGAGTCATGAATCTAGCCACAGCAGGCGCATAAGAACCTGAAGTTGGTTGTCCTTCTCCAAAAACATTAAAGAATCTTAAGCAAGAAGTTGTTAAGCCTTTACCGTGACAGTGCGCTAAATGATTTTCAGCTCTCCATTTATACTCAGCATAAGGTGACATTGGATTCACTGGTACACCTTCATGCGTTGGTATAATAGAAGGATCACCATAAACTGCAGCTGTTGAAGCCATTACGATTCTTCTAGCATTTATATCAGCAGCCCAGATTAGTAATCTTTTAGTAGCTGATAGAATATTAGCCTTGTATTTAGGCGCATTAGAAAGAGACTCTTCAACTGAGGTTGTTGCAGCTAAATGATAAATAGCATCTACATTTTCCAAAGTAGGAAATGCATCTACTGTTAAATCCATTTTATACAATGTAGCTCCTTCTGGCATATCTGTAAATCTGCCTGTAGATAAATTGTCTAAAACCACTACGGTCTTACCAATATCTACGAGTCTTTTAACTAAATGATGTCCTATAAAGCCACATCCACCTGTTACTACTGTTATTTTGTCCATGTTTTAATTTTTGCAATCACATCATTGCCTGATATTGATTTTGTACATTCAAATTGTCGGTCTGTCATTTCATGTTTAGGGCACCACATCCATTTATTTCTGTCAAAGTGATCCCATTCCCAACATGAATTACAAACTGTTTTGTCTATAATTCTTAAAGTTTTATCTGTAAATTCACATATTTCTGGAGTAAAGCCTGAGATTAAAACGATCTTTGCGTTTAAAGCCCATGCAAACCAACTCAAACCACTTGAAATACCCATAAAATAATCAGCGTGTCTAATATAATTAGCAACGACTAACAAATCAGATGGCAATCTTTGAGCTCCTTTAGGATAAAAGTTACCCATAAAACCATTTTCTTCGCTTGAGGCTATATAGACTTTGTAGCCTTGACTTTTATGCCAGTCTACTATTTCTTGCCAACCTGTTGGATTATTCCAGTATTTAGCTTGCGCTGTACTTTGAGTAGCTATAACAATGTATTTACCAGCGACAGGGCGTCCTAGATCCATAAAAGATAATTGAGGTCTAATTTCACCAATAGGTTCTAAACCAAGCGCATCTGTTGCAATATCTCCTAGGTATATTTTGCGCCAATCTCTAGGATTTTTATCTTCAAACCAAGCAGGTCCTTCGCCTACATTAGCCATATGTACACCTATTTCATAAGTAGCATCGCAGTTTGGTAATTGAGTACTTGGTTGAATAGCATAAATGCCTTTTTTATTATAGTAAGCCCAATCAAAAAGCCAATTCTTATATGTTAGTAAATTAACTTTACTTAGTTGGTGTTTTTCTTTAAAGGCCACAACAGCTTCTATAAAAGCTAATGTATCACCTAAAGAAGAGCTACCAAATTCTATGTTAACAACTTTATTAGTTAGATCTTGCGTCCATGTTTCTGGTTCTTGATCTTCAAACTCAAAGTCAATTTGCCAAGGAACGAAGAATTTTTGTGCTGGCGCTCCCCAATGATTACTAGGTAAAACCATAGTACAAAGCACATCTTGAGTGCGCGCGTTTTTAAACTTAACCGTGCATTTTTTGTCTGAGTCGTTATAGAATTTTATGCCTCGGTTTATTTCCACGTGCCATTGCTTTTTGTCTTGCATTTGTACAGATCTTCTAGATTTTGGGCTTGTTATTAATTGCTTGTAAAGTGCTTCGTGTTGTAGAGCAAACTCAGAGTTTGAAGGCTGATGCTGTCTATGTTTTTTATCGAAACAAAGTTGTATTACAGACTCAGCATCTTTGTTAGCGTTACCTGTTAAGTGTGTTAGGGTTCGAGTCCATTGGTCGCCGTATTGCGGTAGGTTATAAGCCATGGTTGGTATACCTAGAGATGCGGCCTCTGCTAAAACTATCGGATTGCATTCCCAGTTTGATGTGAATAGCATGACATCGCTCATTTGTAAGAGCGTCGAGGTGTCTTCGCGTTCACCCCAGACTTTACAGTTAGGTGGTAGGTCATTCATTAGTGGTTGCCAGTACTCAGAGAAGTTTGAGGCTTGGTTACCAACAAAATGAAATTGGTATGTGTGGCCATATTTTGCATACAACGTGCGCGCGATGTCTATGGCGTACTTTTGGTTTTTACCTTGGGTCCATAAGCCTATATTGATAATATGAAATTCTCCTAGGGTACGGTAACCAAAATCTCCTAAAATCTCCTTGCGGTCTTTGAGAATAACAGACTTAGACTTAGTCCATGGAAAAGTAATCAGAGACTTAGGCACATCTATGTCTTTGAATGTTTTAAGTTCATGTTCAGGTGAAACCATTGCAAAACCGTCGGGCAGAATCTTCTTCATTGTCGAAGGATTAAACCAAATGTTGTGGCAAGTTTCTACAATTCTCCAAGGATGGTCCGTATGATATAAGTGTTCTTGTAATTTTGCTGGAAATGGATTAAAGCTATCAAAGCCTTCTGGAATTTCATCGATGTGAATGATGTCAATACCCCATTCATAACACTTTTCAACTATCTTTACTCTGTTATTGAAATGCGTTTCTTCATCCTCACCTAAGTCGCCTAAAGAAATAAAATGATCTTTGTCTAATAACTTTTCTATTTGATCTCTTTGTACTGTATAAGCTTCTGAGTATTTGGTCCATTCTGCAACATAAATTTCATGTTGAGTCGACTCTTGCATTTCTTGAATGCGTCTAAGTAAAAATGCTGGCATGCCTCCTGTTGATAAATGTGGGGCTAAATATAAAATCTTCATAATTAATTATTGAATTCTCTGTATTGTGATTCTATGGCTGAAATTCCACTTAATTGTGTAGCCATTGATTCTTCAAACATACCTAGATTAAATTTAGCAAAGAATATATCGTTTAAAAATATATCTGCTCCATCCCATGTTGCATGTTTGTATCTGTCTATTAAATATCTTCTAATTTTCTGTGGAAACATAATCATCTGAGCACCTATGATTCTATTAACCAAATGAGTGTCTTCTATCTTTTGTAAGGTTTCACTTTGCAATTCATCACCTTCTAATAAGAATCTAGAACCAAATGAAAAGTAAGCAATGTCATTTTCAATAATTGATTCAGACGCTCTGTCTATTTTTTGTAATGCTTCTTTTAAATCAACTTCTAGCATAGCATCACCTTCACAAACAATAAAAAAGTCTGTATCTTCCGTGAAGTGTTCGATTGTTGCATCAGCAAAAGCTCTAAAGGCACCATAATGTCCTGGTCTAATCGGTATAGTGTCGTATTGATCTGGTCGAGTAAAAGTTTCTCTTGGTGGTGTTTCAGTCCATCGCTTATTCCAAACCTGAATATACTCAACTCCTATGCGTGATAATTCTGAAATCGAAGCTATAGATTTTGCTTGTCTTTCTTGATCTAAATCATCTTCTAATAACAAATGAACTAATTTGATTTTGGCTTTAACTCTATAATGTGATAAAACTTTTTCGAATACTTGATCAACTGAAGGATGACATTCAAACGTTGGTTTTCCTTCTAAACAATAAACTTGAGGTGGAACTCCATGAATAGATCCATGTACTTTAACATTGTATTTCATGTTAGACGAACAAAACAAATCACAAGAGCCTTTTACATATTGATATTTGTAAGCTTGAGATCCGTGTCTGTATGGTGCTCTTAATTTTGGATCGATTGAACTACCTAATTGAATAATGTTAACATCAGTGGTTCCAGCTACGTGTAAAATGCCAGAGTCCATTGTAACCACGCACATGGCTTGATTATTCATCATCCATCTTAATTCAGCTACATCATTATCTGGATCATCTAACAAATTAACACCATATCTAATATGTAAATCCATCACTGGCTTGTCAACGTTAAAGAAACCTTGTTCTTTACCACTTCTACCAATGGCCACGACTGGAATTCCTGCGTCGAATAATTTGTCTATCAAAGCTTGCCATTTTTCTTGAGCCCATGTTCTTGATTCCCAAGTATATGTTGGATGTATCATCACATAGGAGCTGACTGGCAGCTCACGTTTTCTTTCAATATACAAATCAGTTTCCATTTCTTGTTCAGTCAGGGCAAATCCCTGTGATACAGCATGAAATTGTCGGATGTCCATGTTAGAATATCTCCATTCTATAGTTTCACCGTTATGTAATTGATATGATTTACCAACAAGTGGCATAAACATTCGATGTACTTTACGAAAGTGATTTAGATTGGTTGATTCTGGTCTAGAAATATGTGAAAATGAAGGATGGTCTTCAAATAAGTATGGATGATTTGTTATGATATGAACCTCTTCATTATCATAAGCTTTTGCGATCTTTTTGCAGGCTGGAATTGCAGCAATTGTGTCTCCAAGCGCAAGCGTATCAATAAAGATTCCTATCATAGTTATAACATTTATATGTTATTTATATAAAAAAGCTGGGCTTTGTTTATTCGAAAGAATCTAAAATGATTTGTAGGTCTGTGTAGCAATCTTCTATATGCTTGTAAACAGATTTTTCTTTGATGGTAGTTTCACTAAATCTATAAACATACTTATTTGACTTTAAATCTTTAAGAGCACATATGATTTTGTATTTTGGCTTTCTAGATAATAAAGATTTAAGGTGAGTAATAGACCAAGTTTGTGCTTTTGCTTTACCAATAACTGCATAATCTACTTTGACCATGGCAGTTAATTGCAGATCTGGATTTTCTAATCTAGCAAAATCGTAGTATTGCTTAAATCCATTTTTTATAATAAGTAAGCCATAGTAAACAGAATCGCTTGATTCTAAAACCTTTTTCAAGGAATCTGAATCAAGCGATTCTGTTAAATAAAATGGTGGTAAGTTAACTTGAATTTTCTCTAGAACATTAAGCTCCTGTAAATCCTGTTGGTCTTGCATCGTTTTCTGATTTAATGTTTCTCTTCTCGGTATTTTTGTTAATCAATCCGCTTTTAACTTCGTTTCTCTTAGCTAAATACTCGTTTAGATCATCTTCGTTTTTAATAACTTTTGCGTATGTTTCAATTGAAGGTTCTTCTTCGACCGTTAAACCTAAAATAGATTCAGCTGATTCTTCAGAATTGATCTCATTTAAAGTAGAATCGTCTGGTCCATTAGCTCCTATTGGTCCTTCTAAAACGTCGGCGTTACTTTTTTTTTGAATCTCTTCAACCAAAGTATCATGAGCATCTACAACTCTTCTCATAGATTCTACTTGCTCTTCGATTGGTGCACTCTGTTCTTTTTCAGGTTTGATGTAATCTACTAAAGACTTAATAAATCCCAAAGCAACTAAAGGTAAAATAGCACCTGAAACAAAAGATAAAATTCTCTTTTGATATAAAGGATCTTCTTCTACTAAGTTGAATAATTGAACCCATGAATCATAGCCTTGTGCATTTTTAAATGCGAAATAAAGATTACCTTGAACCTGCATTGCTGTAATAATAATAAACAATGCCCAAATCAATGTTTTGTTCATCTTATCCAATGCTATTATAGATGCCAAAGAAGCTGCTGCTCCTAATTCAAACGCAATTGCTAAAGAAATGGCCATCCATCTAGGATTTGACAATTCGAAAAAATCAATAACGTGTATTGTTGATATTAATGATGTAACAATATATAACATTGCGAATACACTAATTATGAAGTTTTTAACTAATTTATCTTTCATTTATTAAATTATATTTTTTAATTTTAGATTTAAGAGTTTGAAGATGACATTTTAATTCTATAGCAGCTTCTTTTATATTCCAATCATGTTTACTTAGAATATTTAGTACTCGTTTTTTGTCTATTTCGGCCCTTTTAGCAGTATTTATTTTTTTGGTTTCTAACCATTTTTTCATATATTCATCATCTCTTTTCTTTCCTCTTTGCCACATTGAACATTTTTCTTTAAATTCATTAGAAGACCTGGACTCTTTAAGTTTATCTGAATTAAGCATAGAATTTTTTACATTTTTTATATGTTCTTCAGTTTTCTTAATATCCTTGAGAGAATTTGAAATCTTAGACCTCCATTCTTCATTTTTATATAAATCTTTAACAGAATCTGAATTTTTTCTTGCTTCACTTAGTTTTTCTTTCCACGTGATTTCTCTACCTTTCATGGCTTTACCAATATTAGCTTTATGATCTTCGGTCAATGAATCTCCATTCCATTTTCCATTATTTCCATCACCACCTTCTGTTCTATTATAACCAATACTTCTATCTTGTGAATTGTAATAATTGATCCAATATATTTCACGATCATTTAAAGTTTTAACATCTTCAATATTATCTTCTACAATGTCTTTTCTAAAATTTTTAATTCCATATTTTAGTTTAGCTTCATTTAAAATGACGCCTGATCCCATGTAATCCGATCTACTTGTTGAATTTTTGCCAATGTATATCTTACCATTGACCATATTTGTTATTTTATAGATTTGCATATTATATATATCTTAATAATTATGCAAAAGTAGACAAACATAAAATTTAAACAAATCTATTAACCAAAGTTTGTTGTGTCATTGTCTTGTGTATTTTTTTTACTATAAGGCCACATTGCATTCCAATCTTTTTGCCTTTCAGCACATCCACAATCTTCTGCACCTAATGCATTTGCAACCTTTTTGGCAACTTTATCCAAACCCGTAGCTTTTGTGAACTTTGCTACAGTGTCACCAAACCCTTCAGATTTTTCTTCAATTGGCATTATTTTTCTAGTTTTTTTATCTCTGCGTCGATTTCAGTTTGACGTTGTACATCTAACATTTTTCTGTCAGTTGCTTGAATCATTCTTTTTTCTGCTTTCAAACCTTCAATTTGAAGTTGTTTTTGAGTAGGTAGAGAATCAATAACTGTTAAGTGTTTTTTAACTTTAGTTAATTCTGAGTCAATGCTACAAGATTTCACATACGTTAAAAACAATAAAACGATAATTACCTTAATGCCATGTTTGGCTAAAAAATTGTTTAATTTATCCATGATTAGATTTTTTATTTTTTTGTATATATTTGATTAAAGTTGTTTAAATGCCGTTAATCTTTCTTGGAACAGTTTAAAATAAATTTTAATATCTGATTCGCTTAATTTAAATATTTGTGGATTTAGATCTAATTCATTAGCTATCCAAATTTCTACGCCTCTGGGTCTAATTCCTGTTCTTTCCCAATAAGCTACTACATAAGCTGAAGCTTGTATGAAATAGTCTTGGATCCATCGTTCTTCTTTTGGCTTTCTAGAATTTTTATAGTCGATAACTATAATTGTTTCATCCATCATCTCTGACACATTATCGACCGTGCCTGCATATCCACCGGCTTTAACTGACCACAAGAATTTTTCTGCGGCTAAAACCTTTTTAACTCTATCAAAAAAGTAACTTGAATTGTTGTAGAACTTCATAAAGAATTCAAAGCCTTGATCTATATAAGTTTGCTCAAAGTCTGTGATTTCTTTATCGTTTAACATCAGTGTTTTTAACATGGCTAATTTGTCTTCTTTAGAACCTTTAAGTGGTTTATAAAGCTCAATTAGTCGGTGCATGACTGTACCTCTATTCATGGAATTGGTAGAAATGCGATTGGCTTCTTCTTCGCCAACCTTGGCTTTCCATTTGTCTAAACCTGATTTATCGGATGTTTGACCAAGAATAGCGGTCACTGAAGGAAATGTGCCTAGAATTTTAGAGCCTTGACTGACTTGATAATGTCTAATGCCATCAATCTCAACTCTTTTAATCTTTTCTTTCATTAAGCAGTAAATTGTTGTACTGATGCTATTACCCAAGCCCAAGGTACAAATTTAAATGCTAACCAAGTAACGCATGCTACAATAACTGTTATAGCTGTACTTGTAATAAATTCACCGACGTCTACGTAATCTCTTTCTGGCCAAAGAATGATCAAATAAGAAGCAGAACCTTCGATTTTTTCAATTTCAGGAAATGAACTATCAGCCATTCCGTATTTCATTAAGATGTTTGTTAAAGGACCTAATTGACCTAAAACATATGATTGCTGCATCAATTCTGGTTGAGCTAACAACTCTTCTTTTAGATTGATAACTGTGTAGATTCTACCTAAATTATCAACTCTTAAACCTTCTGATTCTAATTCAGTTTTTAAAGATAATGCAGCTTTGCGGTATTTGTAAAGTAGTCTTAACTCTCTAAGAAAGTTGTACCAATATGAGAAAATGTTAAGCATATAAAATATATTTTAGTTGTTATATTTATTTAAGTCAATTTGTTTCATCTAAAAAAGAAAAGGGAACCATGTGCACGGGTTCCCTTTTAACTTTGGTGATGCGCTACAGTTTTGCATCTTGCCTTACGAGTTTTCATTCGATACTGGGAACGGGCGATCGATCACCAAAGCAGTACAGTTGTTCAAAGATAATCACTGTCAAACTTGATTCTTATTACCTTATCTTGTTTCTTTTAAGATTTAACAAGTCTGCTGAATCCACGCCACGCTAAAAAATCTACTGGAGCAGCAACGCAGAATCGAACTGCGATATCCGCCTTGGCAAGGCGGTGTGATAACCGTTATACCATTGCTGCGTTTTGGGTTGGATCAGAGGCCTTCTGCCAACCGGGACCTTGTCGTTAACTTTCGCCAGAGCGGACCAAGACACACTTTTAATTTATCAGGATGGGCTTTTGTACGTGCTCTACCAACTGAGCTACTCTGAACGTGCCACTTAAGGCGGTGTTCAAAGGCCGGGTTCGAACCGACGACCACGAGGTTAACAGCCTAATTTGTATGTGTTGCTGGAACCATCCTTTATAAAATAATTTAACGGAATACGCATTTGGTTTGAGTAAAAGTCAAAGTTTGGTAAGCTTGCTGTAGGTATTCCAATAATTTTCAGGTTTCTGTTTTTTCTGACTAGCGTGTCTACCAATTTCACCACTCTCCAATTATTTTAAAATTTGTTGGAGAGGTAGGACTCGAACCTACACATCTTTCGATACCAGTTCCTATAGAATTTTAATTGCTGTAAGAAACCTTTAATGATTTATTTTACAGTTACAGTGTCAACACTAACTGTGTCTACTTGCGTAGAATCAACTTGAACTGCTGTAGAATCAGTAGTTTCAGTTTTTGAAGTTGCTCCATTACCACAAGAAGCGATTGAGATTGTTGCTACGATAGCTGCGATTGCGAAAAATACTTTTTTCATTTTGTGTTTGTTTAGTTTTAAAATTTAATTGTAAAGTTTATACTCAATAAAGAGTGTTTGTTTCAAAAAAAATTAAGCTTCTTTGTTTTTCTCTGAAACTTCAGTACGAACTGCTTGCGCTAATGCTTTGATTTCTTGCATTGCTTTACGAACTCTAGTTCCAGCTGCTTTGTTTCCTTTTTCGAAAAATTTAGTTGCGTCTTCTTTGATTGAGTTAAGAATCTCTTCGATCTGATTTAAATTTTGCATGTTGTTTAATTTTTTAATTAATGATTATACTTATTAAATAAAAAAGGTTTCATCGTTAAATGAAACCTTTTCAGTGGAGCTACCCAGATTCGAACCTTATTTATATTTTTTATCCCATTTGTCAATTTTTATTAATAATTCTTCGATTGTAATAGATGAATTAGAATGTTTGGAAATATTATCATTATGTCTCATTAATATACAATTTGCAGGATGACTTAAAATTTTTGGGTCAATATTGTTAATTAATCCCATTTTACAGCTATATGCATGATCTCTGCTAATACCATTTAAATTACATCCTCTGTTTGCAGCTGAATAAAACCCGTATTTTTTTATCAATTCTAAATCAAATTCTTCAGGATAGTCAAAAATATTAAAATTAAACGAGGCTTCTAATCTATAATTACGAAGATCTGTTCTATCTTTTTTTCTATAATTAGAATAGCATTCATTAGAACAATATAATTTTTCTTTGCTGTGTTCAAACTGCTTATTACAATTTTTACATGTACAAAGTTTAAATTCTTTTTTTAACGAATCTGCTATCTTTTGTTTAGTTTCAGTAGACAAAGATCCTCTTGAATTAGCACAAGATCTAGAACAGAAGTTTTTTTCTTTCTTTTTGCCAGTTCTATATTCTATCGAAAAAGTCTTATTACATTTTAAATTAGAACATATGACATTTTCAGTGATAATTTTACCGTGTTTATCGGCGTAAGCTTCTTTTAATATACCAGATGCTTTATTTTTATAAAAAGTTTGATCTCTGTGTTTCCATCGTACATGATTAGCTTTGATCTTTTTATTTATAAATAATTCTCCGCACTCTTCGCATTTTATTATTTCTTCCATATTCTATATATCTATTAAATGTGGAGAATATAGCAATCGAGCCCTATTAATATAAATAAAAAAGACTTACAAATTAATGTAAGTCTTTTAGTGGAGCTGCCCGGTTACGATCCGAGAACTACAGAATGCAAATCTGTGATGATAGCCAATTTCACCACAGCCCCGAGAGAGTTAGGACCTGAGACTTCTGCTATCTAGAATTTCTGCTGCTCCGTCCATACTCTTAAATTTTAAAAAACAGGATGCTATGTTTTGCTTTTCCATATAAAGTTTTGTAAATTTGCTGGAAGCATCCTAATATGTTAATTATCGTCCAGTGTCTGAACCGTAACCTGAATTTCCAAGATCTGGTCCAACATAAGAACCTCCACCGTAAGAAGAACCTCCGCTATTTGGTTTATTTCCACCTTTTTTATTTTTACCTTTAAAGATAAAATATGCAACTGCTGCTACTGCGATAATAATGATTGCTACTGTCATGGTTTATAAATATTTTTGTTATTAATATAATTTATATATCTAAGTTTATTTTTGTTTCAAATTATTTTTCAACCATTTGATTGGCATTATTTCTGGATAGCTTTGCATTGGTCCTTCCCTTCTTTCAGGGTGCCATTGTACACCTAAATAACTATCTTCTTTTCCAATAAAAGCTTCTACTAAACCATCTAATGCAACATGCGTTGCCTTTAAATCATCGCTTAGATATGAACAATATTGATGATGACGTGAATTAACCATATAAACTTCTCTGGTTTCTATGTCTTTAATCCAATGATAATGCGATTGTTTTTTATTATGATTATCATCACTTTTAAAATCATCAGCTTGGTGTCCTTCGACTAATAGTTCATCAATGTCTTTGACATCTCCACCTAAAAAGAAATTTAGGATCTGCATACCTCTACAAACACCTAAAATTGGCAATCTTTGTTTTACAGCTTGACTTATTAATTTAATTTCAAAGGCATCTCTTTTTAAATTAGCGCCTAAATCTGGGCCTCCACATAAAACTAAAGCGCCTTCAATTAAATCATCTGTGTTTAAGATTTTAACTTCAAAATCCTCACTTAACCATCTTAAATAGTTTCTTAATTCTATTTTACTTTTTGGTGGTGCGAGGCTTATTTTGGGTTTTGACATCTTTGGTTTCTTTGATTACAACAGCTCTGATTCTATCAAATAATTTTTCTAAATCTTCAGCTGAATCTACTGACCATTTCTTTGTCTTTAAAATAAAGAAACATTCATTATCTCTATCTATCCCCAAACTTGAGACAGCTTCTATTTCTAGAAATTCATATTCATCTTCGCCAGATAAACAGTTAGCATCTTGTGAAAATTTAAATGCTGCTTCTTCTAATAATGTACCTTGTTCTTCCATCTTAATTTATTTTTGAATTGGTTTTTCAATCACTCTTAAATACGATTCTGTATCATCTAAGCACGTTTCACAATAAGGCGAATAATATTCATCATGATCATGATCTACACCTCTGTGCTTTTTTCTAGCTACTGTGTACATTTCATTTGCTGAAAATTCTTCTAAACAATTTGAACAAACTTTGGTTGATGTGCTTCTTTTTTTCATAGCTTAAAAATTTCTTTCAGTTTCATAAATTGCTTTAACCGTTGGAAATCTTAAACTAATTCCACCATTTTGATTGTGTGATTCTTCAAAGTATTGAACTGTGATTTGTTTACCAAGAATCAACTCAGGATTTTCTTTGTATAATCTTCGTTGTTCAAGATTAAATCCAGATCCAACATCAACTCTGTAACCTTTGTGTTCTATAACAACATTACGCATTACATCTTCTTCAACTTCTTTACCATCTACAATTACTCTAAATGGTCCATTTTGAATATCAACGACTACGTATTCTGCGTCATAGAATTGTTTTACTTTTAAAACATCATTGCTACGTTTACCTTGATATGCAGCATCTTTACGCAACATTAAACCTTCCCAGCTATTTTCTTTAGCTAAACCGATATAATGCGTTAACATTCTCTCGTCAATTAATAATTTTTGCTCTAAATAACCAATGTTTTTAAATTCTCTTTCAAAGAAAAGATTGTCTAATTGAACATTTCTAATTGAAAATGGTGTAGTTCCTTCTTTGTTAACAAATTCTTCTAATGTCAAAATGTCAAACATGTAAAAGAAAGGATTCTCGATTGTGTGATCTTTGCGTTTGATTTCTTTAATGATACCTTGGAAATTCTCATTACCATTCTCGTCTAACATACAAATCTCACCATCAATGACTGTGTTTTTAAGACCTAATGAAATGATCTCAGCATCTAAATTCTTAAGAGTTAGAAATTCATTTCCAGCTCTTGAAAAGTATTTAGGTTCACCATTCTCATCAATGATACAAATACAACGACATCCATCTAATTTACGACTCACATACCAATTATCTTCGTTAAAGTTAACTTTTTTGGCCATTTTCTCATCAAAAGAATTAGCTAAAGCCACATCAAATGTTGGAATCAGTCCAGGAATCACTTTGTTAATCATAGACGCAGTCGATCTTGTCTTTAAGTTTCTGTCTATGATAGAGAATATAAGGTCCTCGTGTCTCTTATTCGCAGCGACAAAGCCATTTACTGCACTAATTGCATTGTGACCAGTTAGATACCTAGAATTCAGATCATTTAATATGTCAAACAAAGAAGAATAACCATAACTTGAAAGATGACTAAGCTTCTTACAATTTTCTGAGGTTACACCATACTGTTTAAACGTATTGTACGTGTATTCTAATGCTTTTCGAACTGACTCATTATCTGCATATTTTTTTAACACATTTAACTTGTCTGTGTTTGAATTGGTAGAATTTTGAGCATCTACAAACTCTTGTATTTCGTCTAAGTACATAACTTTTATTTTTTTAAAGATTCAATTCCGTGTTTTTTAATAAACTCTTGATATGGAATATATTCAATTTCATTATCATCTGTCCAAAGAACTTCTACAAAATCTCTAGTAACTTTTAATATTTTCATGTTCTGTTTGTTTTTAATTACTCTGTAAATATACACAAAAAAGCCCAAACTAAAAAATCTGGGCTTAATTATTTTTAAAAGTTACGAACATTTTTATATAAATACAACTTCATTTGTCTCTGGATTCCAATCAAACGTAACTGGCTTGTTGACATAATCATATCTTTCATTTAAAATAGAAGCATTAAAGAAATGAGTTCCATTGTGAAATTTGTAGCCGTATCCTCCGTGAATATGGCCGAATACATGTATTTTCGGAGGTTGTTCATCTACTTTTTCTCTTAATAAGGCACAGCCTAAATGCGGTTCATTATATGGAGGTCCACTCATATCTAAATGATCTTGTGGTGGACCATGTGTAACTAAAATATCTGTATCTTTTGGTATTGCTTCCCACTTTGACATTAAACCAGGACCACCTTTCGGTAAGTTAAAAGCCCAACTATAAAATTCTGGTTGCCATGGACTACCATAGATTTTAACCATCTCTTCATCGTTAAATTGACCATTAAAACCAATTTTAGTCCAAGAGTCTTGTAAATATGTAATCCATTTATATGAATTAACAATTTCCATGGCTTCTTCTGGTTTATTCTCAAACATACGATCATGATTACCTGCAATAAATATCTTATGATCATATTGATTTAATCCATTAAACCATTTACAAAACTCTGTAATGTCTTCAGGATTTCTACCAGAATTCATTAAGTCTCCAGCATGAATTAATATATCTCCACCCGGAAGATCTGTTTCATCCAACAACAATTCTAATTGTTTAGTGTGAGTGTCAGAAATTAAGGTGATACGAATGGGTTTCATTAATCGTGAATTGTTTTAAAGGTTATAAATTCCATGGCTTTGTGAGCTTCGTGCAATCTTTTTAAAGCTGATTTTTCAGAAACTGCTCTACCAGATGGAGTCTTGATATGTGTAATACCTCTTTGATTTAAATCTTCAGTATTACCCCAAAGTAAATAGTATTCTGGTTTTATTTGACCAGATCTCCATTGTTTTAATTCAAAGTACTTAAATTTATCACTCCATCGATCTTCAACGGGCTTCATAAAACACTTTACTAAAGCTACTCTTTTACCTGTACCTTTATAATCTTCAGCTCTTTCTATTTCAAGTAAGACTTGAATTTGACCTAATGTGTCATGTTGGATTATGTTCTTCATGTTATTTTATACTTAAAGTTTTACGATAGTTTACAGTTGCACGACAAATAATATCCATGCGTTTTTCTGGATCCATTTCTAAGATACGTTCTGTACACTCTACGAATTTACCAGGAAACCAAGTTAATTCATGTTTAACCATTCTGGTTTTATTTAACTGATAAATTGTAAATAATTTTTTACCGGTTCTCCAAGAACGTGTTGAATATTTACGACGGACATAACCACTTTCATAACTCATGTAATCTACATTAGTCAATGGATCATGATAACATACTGTACCATTATTTGCTTGAATTTGGCTAGTTACTTCAATTAATCTAAGTGCTTGTGTCTTTGTCATAGTTTTATCTTTTAATTACTCTGTAAATATACAAAATACTTTTGATATAAAAAAATATTTAAGCAATTATTTTTTATTTTTTTTACGCTTGTATAAGCGTTTTAATTTAGTTGCATCTATTTTTTCATGATGACTTACGTGACTAAAAGCAACTAAAATAAATGTAATGCATAAAGCTCCAACCGATATTAATATTACTTCCATATTACATTTCTACTAATTGGTTAACAATCATTTTAACTGTTCCGATATCTGCACGTCCTTGATATTTCTTATTGAATTCTCCAATAGTTTTACCAACAAGAGCTTGTGGATTTTTAATAGTCACCAAAAACCCCGTAGAAGTTCTTTAAGTGCTAACGTAATTTCTTGTTCGCTCATCTGCGCAGGCATGTATTTTTTCAAGATGCTAATTTCATCCTGTTCTTTGGCAACCAATTCAGGTCTATTTGCCAAATCATACATTTTAATAGATTCCTCACGTTGCTTGATTCCTTTATTAATGATTTTAATAACCTCTTCGTTTGTTGCAACCCATGTGCCATTATTCTTTTCAGCATTTGTAATTGCTGCTTTAATGCTACTTAACGTAGATTTTGCAGTTTCATCCTTTACTTTCATCGCAGTTATAAAATCTGCGTTTATTTGTTCTCTGATTGTCATTTTATTTCTTTTTTGGTTAAACCACCATTTTTAATTGTAAACGTTTCCATTATATGTTCATCATAATCACCTGCTATAATAGCTCTATTCTGATCTGATTGCTCAATTAAAGAATACATTTCATTTTCATTGTAAAACTGAGATTGATAACTAATGAATAATTCTCTTAATGTTTCAATTGGAATGTTTTTCATAATCCCTTTTCTTTTTTGTATATTTCTAAAACTGCTTTAATTCCAATCCATTTACCATTAAATGTTGATATTAAAGTATCTGATGCACTTGACTGAAGCCATTCTGCAAAACCTATTGCAAATTCATCTGCGACTTTTTCACACTCTACTGCATTATCTTCTCTTTGATATTGCCTTTCCATTGAATTGTTACCATCACAAAAATAAGTAAATGGTTCAAATTTCTCTCTAAGCTTCATGATTACCAATCGCTTGAACTTGAACCACTCGAGTCATATGAAGAGCCTGAGTCATAAGAACTCGACGAATCATATGAATCTGAACTACTTGAAGAGCTATCATCCCAGCTTCCGCCAGAACCTCCACCAGAGAAATCACCACCTCCAAATCCTCCATCAAATCCAGAATCTGAAGAATCTGAGTTTAAATTCGAGGCATCTTTACTCATAGCATCTCCGACAATTGCTCCAAAAATATCTCCACCAACTAAGGCTCCGACGACTGTAGAATCTGTAACTGCAGCAGCTGCCATCGAAGTTAAGAAACTCGATTCATCTTCTCTAGCTTTTTTAAGGGAACGTTCATAGATTTCATCGCGACGAATGCGCTCTGCTTCTACGATTTCTCTTATACGTTTTTGTTTTGCAATCGCAAACTCTGTATAAGGAATAGAAGCATTTACATTTTCTTCTACTTCTTTAATTCCGAATAATCTTTTAATCCAATTCATATTATTTAATTTTTTCTAATTCCTGTTACCATGATCCACTTAAATTCTCCATTCTTTTTGAATGTATGCTGAATAAATGTTACTTCATATGTTTTAAAGCCACTATCACTTTCCATTGTTATGGATTCATCAATTAATGGTTTTTCAACTTCAATTTTAATCTGTTCAATATACATTGGTTTCAATTCATCTAATGCTTCTTCTAACATTTCAGCGAAGCAAGTACCACCATTATAGAATTGTCCTATAAATGAAAGACTTCCATCACTATTTCTGTTAAGTTTCATGAAGTATTCTTCATCAGAACATTCTTCATGGTCAATGACTCTGTAAAGATTCTCACCATGAATAAAATACTCTTCGTCTTGAACGCTTCCGATTTTACCTTTATATTCATCAAAGGCATCTCTAAAATCTTCTTGCCAATCTTCGCCTAATTCGATATGTCTACGAACTGCGATAGCTCTACAAGTTTCTTCTAAACTTTTCTCAATTTTAACCGGATAAAGTTTTCCTGTGTGAAATTCTGTTTGACTCATTATTCTTCGTCTCTTTGAATAAACCCGGTTACTACTGCTATTACAAAAAATGGAACCGTAATGGCATAAAATTGCCAAGTCATGAATGTTATATGGCCAAAATGTGCCAAAGAAAAACCTAACCATAAAGGTGCTATTGCTTTATATGCTTTCATCCTTATTGTTTATAAATTACTACTGACACTTTCATGTCCTTTAACTCTGTTTGAATAATCTTCTTAATTCTGTTCCAATCTCCACCTGCTAATCCTGCTCCAATCTTTGGCAATCCAATATGCTTACCACTAAATCTATGATTGATTTTACGCATACAAAGAGTCAATGCTTCGTAGTCTAATGGTTTTGAAACTCCATCAGCATGATTCTTACCATAACTAAATTGAGTGTATGAATTAACAACAAATGGTATTGCTCCATCTCTTTCAATAAGCCATTCTATTTGCCCTAGTTTGTTAATGTCACCCTTACGAGTAAATGATTCAAGCGGATATTGGTCAACTCCAAATGCTTTTGCCATTTGTGGAGCTATTCCAGCTCCCATATTTGACATACAATTACAACCATGTGTAATTACGTCAAACATGCCCTGTTTTGCTAGCGCAATTAAATCACCTTCTATTTCTTGATACATCTTATGCTAATCTAAATTGTTTTAAAAACTCTCTTAAGAATACAATTCTTTGTGATTCTCTTTCTACGACGCTGAATTTCATCAGCCAATCGTGATATTGTTCGCCAATACATCTGCCGCCCATTTTATCTTCTGTAATATCTCCACCGTCCCAATCTGGCCAAAGCTTTTTGTCCCATACTCGATCATCAACTAAGAAAACTACCGCAGTTAATTGGTCACCTAAATCTGGTTCAAAAAAACTACTGAATTGAACACCTTCATCATGCAATAATTGTCTGTGGTTGTTTAATGAACCAAGATGATTACCGTTATCGATGTTATAACTTTTGTTTGTTGTACCTCCATTTAAAATGATAAAAGTTTTGTCTTCTTTTGCCCATTTTTGGTATTCTGTGGTATTTCCAAATTCTAATCCATATTCAACAACAGCATGGCCGAATTGAATGCCTTGTTGAATTGGACTTATGTTATACGGGACTAGTCCCATCATTCTATAAGTTCTACTGCTCGTCATCGGTTGATTCAGTTTCTGTAGATTCTTCTACGCGAACTTCTACTGATTGCAACTCATATCTTGAGCCTAAAATTGGATCTTGTACCAGGACTACTCTGTCTACTATTTCCGTTTTGATTTGATTTTCTTTACTCATCTTATATTAATTTTAAAAATTTTAATTCTTCTACTGCTGCTTCAAACGCTTCTTGCCATGTTCGATATAAATACCATTCTCTGACTTGAATCAATTCGTAATTTCCAAAGTGTTCATATTTGTATATGTCGAATGCATATTTTGGAGCACTTGTTTGATCTAAACCAATTTCTACAACGAAGCCTAACGTGGCTAATGAATCTATCGTGTACATTAGAATATGTTAAATGTTGTTGTGTTTGTTTTTTCTTCGTATTCATTATCAGCAACATCTCTATAAGAATTTGTAGTGTAAATACCTTCAAAATGCTGAGCTAATTCTTTGAAACCAGCACTAAAAATACCATGCGTTACGATTAAATAAACTTTAGCCGTTGGTCTGCTTCCTTTAATAGCCTTTGCTAATTCAATGAAAGTTCTACCACCATCACAAATATCATCTATGATTGCGTATTTTATATCGTTGTGTTGGTCTAATGTTGGAATCTCAGTTCTAAGAATCTTACTGGTTTTAATATCTCGTACTTTAGAAGCTGTGATAATATTATCAATCTTAAATTCTTTAGCAACATCAAAGATCTTTTTATAAGCGCCTGCGTCTGGGCTTACTAGACAGATTCGACTTTGTGCTCCATCTTTGTTATCGATCTTTGTTAAAGCATCTTTAACTAAACGATGGTTATTATGCTTGTGATAGTTATTCAAACAAGCTTCTAACACATCTGAGTGAGGATCTAAGACTGTCACTCTTGAAAAGTTTTGTGCATTGATGATTGGGCAAATAACTGTTTTAAGATAGTTACTAGTGCCAGCTTCAAATTTACGATCAGAACGTGCTCCTAAGAAATAAGGCACATTTAACTTAACGTTTTCAACATAAGAGAATTCTCTTAGTGCTTGATTAGCTGAGATAATAATTTCTAAATCCTTAAATGAATTTAACCTACTTGTAATACTTACTGTAATTTTGTTAGGTAAATCTGCATCAACCATATCTAATGTGATTGATTGTTGTCCATCTGGAAATCTAGAGATTTTATATTTAATATCTGAATTTTCTAAGTCAACTAAGTTTAATTTCTGTATCATGATATGTTGTTTTTAATTATATGTAAATATACACAAAAGTTTTGAGATAAAAAAATATAATGTTAATTATTTTTAATAATATGATCGACCTCCAGAAGTTCCTAGATTTCCAGCATTTCCTGAAGTTCCATTCGTATTTTCTGAATTAAAATTTAAAACCGATACTCTTGCAGCAACTCTAGTTCCCATTGCGGTATCTTCAATTGACCATTCGAATAGATCGCTTCTCATGATTTCATCACAGATTTCTCGTTTGATTCCCATCTTCACAGTGTCTAACGCAAATTGAGAGTCAATCTTACCATACATTCTTTCGTATTGTGACATTATCTTTTCAGATCTTATAGTCACTGGATGTCCATGTTTGGTATTGTATATGGTTCCGACGTGATACGTGTCATTCTTGCTTTTTATAAAAGCACTGAATGGAAATAAAATACCAAGCACTCTTTTAAGAGCTTCAATTGCTGGTTTAAAATCTAACTTTTTGTCTAAAAATGATGCCATAATTAACTTCTATAAATACATTCTTTGTTTTTGTAAATACTTAATACACTTCCTTGGCCATGTGTGATTGCAAATTGATAACCAAAGTAATCATAGATCCCTGAAGGAAAGCTTTCAGTCAAGCCATCAATTGGATCAATTTCATTTCCTTCACTCGATGCAAGTTCCCATAACAAATTAGTAACGTGTAAAGGTCTTTCAGAATAAGTCTTATAATGACGTGCATCATAAATCTCTTGCTTTTTAAGAACTCTTTGCATTATCTGATCAAATTCTTTAGCATTAGTAAAATGATCTTTAATTCTTTGGGCTCTTGCTCTTTCAATGGCGTCCTTTTTGGCAAGCTTCTCAAAGTATTCTTCCATTGATTTTTGGCCTGCTGGACTTTTCATCCATTCTAGTACGTCTTTCATAACTTATATTTTAAATCGTTTCATTACCTTTAGTCTGTCAATTTCAAAACCCATAATTTCTAATTCTTTTGTGTCAAATATAACCTCATTGGTTTTGGAGTCCATCATTACCCTATCATATTCTCCAGTTTCTTTATTTCTTGTAACAAAGCAAAAAATATTCTTTAAAGCATCTTTATTAAGACCATTATCACTTTGAGCATATTGTGTAGAGATTTTGTCGTGAAACCACTCGTGCGTTTCAGACTCAAAATATAAACCATCAATTTCTAAGAATTCGTTTTTATTCGTCATCTTCATTTGAATATGTTGGTGTAAATACTAATGCCCATAATGGCCATCCGGACTTTGTAAAATAACATGCAAATCCGATTAAACTAAAGAATGTAATGTAAATTAATGCTATTGAAAAGTGTTTCATAATTTTATTTGTTTATGATTACGTGAAATTTTTTGTCTGAGCCTAAGATTAAATCATCAACATATGTCTGAGCTGCTTCATTTGAATCAAAGTACATTCGTAAATTATGCTTGTAACTTAAATAAATAGAAACATTCGCTTTGTTACGAATACGAAATGGTAATACTTTGAGCCACTCATACTCTTCAAAATACTCTGAAGTTTTTCTGTCCCATGGATATCGATCTGTACCATCTTCTCTGATGTAGTCATTCCAACCTGCTGGAATTTCAGGTTCCATGCCATATTTAAATCCTAAGAATGTTTTAGGACGAGCTGGAATTGAATCCATCCATCTATATGATGTTTCTGTTTCATGTGTTAGAGTAATTGACTCTATTTTGTCTAATTCGAAATAATGTTTTTTCATCTTAATAAGTATTAGTGATTTGACTTGTTAATATTCTTGAATCATCTTCTTGTGATTCGATTCCTAAAGAAATTGATTTACCATAAGCAATTACTTTGATGATGGTTTCTCCGTAACTATCAACTTCTGTTGTAAATCTTACGAATCCTGCACCTGTTGCTTTTTCATTGTAACCAACCATATCTTTGTGTTGGATCGCTGCTGAGAATATGATTGCACATCCATCAACGATTACGTATTTTGCTGGACTTAACATTACTTAACTTCTATAATGTTAGGATATTCGCTTGCCCATCCAATGCGGTAACCTGAAGTTTTGATTGTATACGTAGAATCTTGTTTAAGTTTTCCATATACATCACTTGAATAATAGTTACCACGTAACATATCATCTTCTAATTTGAATGTACCTTTATCAGTATATACAACATAGAATGACGTAATTGTTTTTCCAGTTTGTTCTGTGATACGTTCTTTACCTTCTACTTTTACAGTATGAGTTTCGACGTGGTTGTAAGCTTTAACATTAACATAAATTGCTGCAATGATTAAAGCTGCGATTAATGCAAAAAATAATTTAATTGATGTGTTCATAATTTCTTTGTTTTAATTAGATATGTAAATATACAAAATACTTTTGATATAAAAAAATATTTAAGCGATTATTTTTAATATTTAATACAAAATACTGGTTTTTCAGCATTTTTGGCCATGTCCATTGTCATTTTGGTTCCCTTGGAAATGCCATCCCAAAATGCAATTATTATATCGCTAGCCTCTACGATTTTAATGTTTCTAAGTGCGGCTGCTCTCTTTCCTAAAGACCAATCTGGTTTATAAATGATTGTTTTAATTTCATTAGATTTAGCCCATTTTTCAGCAAGAGAATCGGCGCCTTTAGCTCCACCGCTTACAATACAATCTACTCTAGTTTTAAGTTTATCGAGAGTAGAGCACACCAAATCATAATCATTGAAGTATCTTGTGCCTATTACACCAACTCTCATATTACAATGATTTAAAATAATCTTTAATTCGTTCTACTATAGTTGGTTTATCTTTTAAACAATCAAGAGGAGCGTACTCATTCAAAAACAATCTTTTCTTAACATCTGACAAAGAATCAAAGTTTTGCCAATTTGAAATCATATCAGCCATTTCACAGATACCAGCTTCACGTGCTCTTGCAGTAAGTATATTATAAAATTGCTCAGGAGCTAATAATGTATATTCGTTTAATGTATCAATCTTAGGTTGATTTGCTTGTCTTTGGCCTCCTTTTTTATTTAAAAGATTTGCCGCTATAATTGCACTGTATGGAAACATAATTTCTTTGTTTTAATTAGATATGTAAATATACCAAATCTTTTTGATATAAAAAAATATTTAGCTACTTATTTTAAGTATTTTCTAATAAATTTTGATTCTCTTTTATTCAAGACTAAAACATACTGAGTTCCACCTTTAGTTTGATAAACTTGATATCTTTGCCCATTTTCAAAATGCCACTCGTTTGTGTAGCTATAATCTTTGATCGATTCTTCTGCTGATTTACATGAAAATAAAACGAGAGCTAATAATATTAATATGACTTTCATTACGCTTGTTCTTTATAAGTGTTAATTAATTCACCAACTCTAGTTAAAATTGATCTTTGTGAATTACCTTCTTTTGCTTTAACATCTAAACTTCTAACTGAATTTTGCAAATATTGTAATTGAGTCAATAAGTTTCCAATGGTTGCATCGCTTACTTTCTTTTGAGATTGTTTTGCAATATGAAAACTAATTAAGTCTTCTAATTTCTTACGATTATCGTTCATTCTGTCGATACAATTCTCGTAAGTTGAAATAATAGAAAGACTTGCAGTTTTATCGAAATCTTCCATTCCACTAACATAAGAACCACCGATTTTAACAAATCTCAAACCAGAATGTGTAGGAATATCGATTCTACTCTTGTCAATTCCATAACTTGCACAAACTTCGAAGAATAATTCATTGTTGTTTGGTGTAAATTTACAATTAGTTTCAAGGATATGTTTAGCATCCATTGAGTGTAATGGAACAATGTTCTTATAAGCACTTACTGGATATTCAATGATCTCGATTTCCATGTTATGAATCTCTTCAACACTTTCATAAATTGCTTTATAAGTTCTAAAGAAACGTACAGCAAATACTTCATCTTCTAATGTAGCATAATCATATTGCTCAGAATCTTCATCATATTCTCGAGTCGAATTGATCTTTTCAAGAATTTTATTATATTCAGTTAAACCAATCGTAGTCATGTCTTCTGTGTTATCATAACCGATTAACTTTCGAATAGTATTTTTGTATATGATAGTTTCTGGTTTCTCAGAAATTGTAACTAACTCTGCTCCATTTGAAGTACCTCTCAAGGCATCTACTAATGGTTTCCCGTTAACAATAAGAGTTTTGTTATAGATAGTTTTAACTACATATAAACCAGTTTGAGAATCATAACCTACTTTAATTGAATTTTCCATGTTGTTTATCTTTTAATTACTCTGTAAATATACGAAAAAAAGCCCAAACTAAAAAATCTGGGCTTAATTATTTTTCAAAAAGTTACGAACAATTTAATCCCACCAGCCCTGCATACCAGAACCATCGAACCAGTTATCGTAATTTTTAGGATCATTACGTTCTTCTTCGCTTAAACTGTCGTGATATTCTTTGTAATTTTTACCTTTGAAGATTTCCCATAGTTCATTCCACTCTTGCTCTTCTAGCTCGTGTGTTCTATCATAAACCTTACGATTATGCTCTTTTTCTTCATCAGTTTCATTATCAACTAATCTGTAAAGCTTTTCGTTTTTTTCACCAAATGGATTGTCAGTTGTATCGCCAGTTTCTTCGAATTCCCACTCATGATGCATGATTTCACCTAATTCAGCTTCAGCCATTTCAATGTAATTATCTTCATTGATATTCTTAAGAATCTGAATAGCTCGTTGCATCTTTGCAATCTTTTTACCTCGAGATTCAAAAACTTCCATACCATCGTGCATTTTACTTTCCATTATTTCTAATGAAGTTTGTAAAGCTTCTAATGTATAACGATAGTCCCACCATCTATGATTCCATAAGACTTTACGAAATCTATAAATATTTTTTAAAAAGGCTGGGATGTTATATCTTACTGTTTCATAAGTTTTATACCACCAAGTTTGATGCATGATTAATCTTTTAATTGAATCACCGAATGTATCTGCAAATTTTACTTCCATAATAATAACGTTTAGTCATTATATTCGATAAATAGTAAAAGTTTCTAAAAATAATCACAATCATGTATACAAGACAACAAATAGAAAAAGCAGTCAAAGCTAAAAAATATCTTTGGTTCAATTCCAATAAAGATTATGACGTGAATATTGTAGGTATTAGAAATTCTGGTACTGGTAAAAAAGTCACTAATGTCTTTGATGATTTTTTAACCATTTCATTTAGAATTGATGGAGTTTGGCAATTCTTTATTTGGAATGCAACCACAGAGCCAGGTAAAAAAGGAATGTTAGAAGGTGCAGCAAAAGGTGGTGTTGCAAGATTAGTCCCTAACCAATATAGAGGTGTTTGGAAAATTGACAAGCATCAAGGTAAATATGACGCTTTATGTCAACGTAACGGAGACGTTAAAGTTTATAGAGATGCTAATAAAGATTTAGTATTTGATGAAACTAAAACTGAAACAGGTGCATTTGGTATTAATATTCACAAAGCTGGTAGAGATTCCACTTGGGTAGAAAATTGGTCTGAAGGTTGTCAAGTCTTTAAAAGAGTCAAAGACTTTGATCAATTTATGCAGATATGTAAAATGGCTGCCAAAATTCATGGCAACCATTTTAGTTATACTTTAATAGAGTCTAAAGATATTATTTAGAAAAATAAAGAGCGGCTTCGGCCGTTCTTCTTTTTAAAAGGCCTTCTAGTATTTGTTTTTCACCAGCCTCGTCAATAAGACCATCATTATCATCATCTTTACCATTATGTGTTCCATCAGCTTTGCACCATTTTAAAAATTCATCCTTAATTGTAGGATCGTTAACATTCTTATTTAACTTAACTAGTAATGTACTTGATTTTAGAGCATTTGGTCCTATATTATAAATAAAACTAACAAGTGCATCAAATTGATTTTGATTAATTTTATCTTGACAGAAAACGTCTACATATTTTTCAGAAACAGTAATCTCATGAAGCAATATTTTAACAGCTCTAGCTTCTGTAATTTTTTTGTCTTTTAATGTAACTTTTGTACCATCTTCATAAAAAGTAGAACCGTAACCTATTGTTGGTACGCCGGCCGGGCACAAATATGGTTTTAAAGCGAGTCCTTCGAAAGATTTGATTAAGTCTAATCCTTTCTTTCCTATTTTAGTTATTTTTTTCATGATTTATATATCATGAAAATTGCAGGCTGTACCGGATGGATTCGAACCACCAAGTGGAGATTCAATTGATAACATAACGCTTGCAAGCTGGTGGTCTACCCCATATTATCAATCTATTTCTTTGTCCACGCCCACGAGACAGGTGGGTGCGTATGCCGCGCTAATGCTTTTCGCCACGGTACAGTATATAATTAATCTAAAAGTCTTCTGATCTTTTCACCCAATTCTTGATCATTAGGTGTATCATTGATTAGTCTAGCATCAATTACTACTCTATTTACATTTTCATTTGCACCAAACTTTTTAGGTGCGCTATAATCTTCTGTTAAAGAATTTGATGTGTTATAACATTTTGAACATAACTGTCCAACACCAACTTCATAATACATTCTAGATTCTATATGTGTATCGACGTTAACTCGAGTGTCACAACCACATGAAATACAAGCTTCTGTTGCCATAATATTTGGTTTTTTATATCTTAATTCTTCGCATCTCCAACAAGGTTCTTTATCTAACTCGTCCCATAGATGTCTATCGCATTTCGGCATTAAGGTTATACGTTATTTTTAAGCGTTTCATCCTCTGTTACTGGCTCTAAAACATCTTTTTCAAAATGAGATAGTTCCATTACAAGAGTATCTATTCTCTCTTTCATCTTCTTGAATTCTTTAATAAATCCAATTGATAGTTCAATATTAGCTACTTTTAAATTAACTGCGAAATCACCACCTCTGTAAAATTGATTAGCATAAGATGAATAATTATACTTGATTCCAGGAGCTTCATCTTTGTATGTTTTTGCATGCATTTCAAAACCGTGTGAGTTATTTAAACCCGACATACACGGATATTCTGGCTTGCCTGAGATACCTGCCATGAAATGAATATAGTTTTTTACTTTAGTATCTAACACATGTAACCCTAAGTCACAAGATGAGTGAGGTGTGTCTTTAAAGGCTAGCGACTGCAGTAAATTAGCTCTTTGTAAGATGCTGCCAGAGAATCTACCAGCTATCACAGCAATGTCTCCTGAATTTACAACTATTAAATCTTTGTCTAGCAAAAATGGATTACTAAAGTCTTCTAATACCATTACTTCTGGCATCATTGCGATAACTACAGTTTCTTCATTATCAACTAAAGTTGTGATAAAATTCTCATAGAAAATCCAATTACCTGTTTTATCAACTTCGGTTTCTATAATCTCATGTTCAATGCCATGTTTTTTAGCCCAAACCGCTTGAGAAACAATGCACTCTTTATAAATATGCAAGTCGTGTTCAGATCCTACTGTTATTAATTTGCTTTTCATATGTTAAATTTTATATCCTAATTCTTCTTGTAAATCTTGTTCTTTGTATTTTAAAAAATCTATTAGATTTTGTCTAATTACCCACGCTTTAGGCCCACTGTTTTGTAAAGCACTTAATAAGTTATAGAAAACTTTGATTTTTAATGATTGACCTTCAGGTCTAGAGTACTCTACTTTTTCACCCCATAAGTGAAACCAAGTTAAAGTTTCTCTTTGCGCTAATTCACCGTGTGTGTATTCTTCGCCTGTTTCCCAAGATCTCCATCTTAAAGTATCTCCCATGTAAGTGTATGGAAACAATTGACGCTTTTTATATTTGCCATTATCTACGACTGCTGAAAGTAATCTTTGCTCAACAAATAATGGTTTCCAAAATATTCTAAGACCTTCTGGTGCCCATTTCACAGGTGCTGGTTTCTTAGAATTTTTAGTCATGAAATCCATTGCTAAAGCACAATATTCATCTCTTAGTTTAACGTCATTAATAACGAATAAACCAACATTGATTGGGTGACATGTTTCTAAGGATTCCATCTGTGGAAATTCATAACCATCTCTTTTGCTTAAGAAATCTAAAGGTGGATAGTTTTTATGAAAGCGCCCTTCGTCATGTAGATAGATGATACTCTCATCTTTGATTTCAATTTTTTCTCTGTAAATTAAATCATTGTCAATAAATGCAACTGGAAATTCTTCAATAGAATTTAAAACTTTCATTTTACTAGCTGCACCGAAATGAGGCCAATAAATGTCGTCTTTTTGTTCTAAAACATCAGTGTTGATATTGTCATATAATTGATCCATACCTAAAGCTTCAAAAAACTTTAAGTCCTTTTTAGTAGTGTATAAGTGAATTGGACCATTGTGTTTCTTCCATTCAAGAGCAGAAATTGTTTGAATCATCAAAACGTGTTCTGAGTAACTTGAAGCTGAAACCGATTTAAATACGTGTATGCCTGTTAAATTCATGTATCTTTAAGTTTAGATGTTATATCTATCTTCTTAAAAAAGTTTACAATAAAAAAGCCAATCTTTCGATTGGCTTTAAAATTTAATAATATGCAAATATTATTGTAAAGGTTTCTTGTTGTGTGTAATGATGTTATTAGCAATAAATAAATCGATTGTTTCTACGTCAATTAAGTAAACGTTAACACTCTTACCTTCTGTTAATTTTTCATTAACAACACTTGTAATAGTAATTTCTTTTAATTCACCATCTAATAAAATATCACCTTCTAAAAGTTCAGATGATTGAACGAACATGTATGTTAATTCTCTTTTTACCAAGTGAATGTGTTCTGCAGTAGCTTTAAGTAATCCACCATTAATATTGTAAAGTGCAAATGCTTCTACTTTAGTAGCGTTAACTACAATGGTATCTGACAATGTAATGTTTGGATTTTTAGCAGTCCAAGCGAAGTGTAATGTTTCATCTAAAGGTAAACCTTCAATGCTTACACCTTTTAATGAATCTCCAGCTACTAATTGCTCAATTCTTTTAGTTGAACCGTCAGCCATTGAAATTAAAGTTCCTTCTAACAAACAAGACGATTGCGGTACGTTTGCAAATGTAGTTCCTCTAAATTCACTCATAGAATCCGGCGTAGATGTCATACTCCCAGGATAATATCCGTATGGATTTGATCTAGACATTACTCTAGATCTGTTATACAAAGATACGCCTGATAATGCTACACCTGTTTCTGTTGCTATTTGTCCCATGGAGATAGATCCTCCTGATGATAATGCCATAATTTATTTATTTATTTTTTTATACTTTATATATCTTATAAATTTTGTTCTAAGAAGCTTTTCATAGAAAAAATTCTATTATTAAATTCAGATTCTGTTATACTTGCAAATTCGGTTGGATTTGAGCTAATTTGAGTATTCATTTGAATAATATTAGAGTTTGCAATTTCAGTATACATCACTGCACACATATTAGCTGAGCCTTCGTGTGTTGGATCTGTAACTACTTTAAAAGTATCTGTTTCTGAATCAAATGCATAAAATGCGTTGTCGTAATTTCTTTTGTAAAATTGATATGCCATGGTTTATTATTTATGTTATTGTGTTATAATGTAAGTTATATCTTGTTTTTGCTTGATATTGGTCAAAACTGGTAGAATTTACATAATCCCCAGTTCGATCGGGAGCTACACTAGTAATTTCAAGAGCTGATAAATATGCACCAGGCCCGTAATATGTATATGATACGTTAAATAAAGTAGAAGTGCTTGCGCCTTGTGCTATTGTATAATTTCCTGGTAACATCACGTATTCCCAATATATACCATTAAATGCGTAAGTTGCTACTGCCGCGTATATTATAACATCTGCTGTATATCTATATGGATGCGATGTACTTATAAGAATTCTACATTTAGCCGTACCATTAAGATTGTCTACTTCTACACTTCCAACCACTGGTAAATATCCATTCCACAAACTATTTTTAACAGTGTTTATGTCTTCGTTAGGGTCTGCTGGAGCTCCAGTTTCTGCCCAAATTTGGCCTATTGAAATAGATCCGCCCGATGATGATGGTAATGCCATTGTTCGTTTATTTTTTAATCAGCTTTAATATCTTATATATTTATTTTATTATTTGTTTTCTAATAAACTAAATATAGCTGCTTTAAGTTCGTCTATTTCTTTTTGTTGTTCTTTCATTGCTTCTACTAAAACTGCAACCATGTTTTGATACTTAACCGATTTGTTACCGTCGACGTCAGTTGAAACAAGTTCTGGAATACTAAGTTCTAATTCTTGTGCAATAAAACCAATATTGTCTTTTGTACCTGTGTCAATTCTATCATAAACAACTCCTTTAGAATTTAATATTTTATCTAATGGATTTTTGATTGATCTTATATTTTCTTTTGCTCTTGCATCAGAAAAAGCAATAATATCACCAGATGCGTAAACTTCACCAGCTGCAGTTCTACCGTTAGCTGAAGACCATACGTCATTATATGCTGAGGCTTGTGGAGAAACAGTATCTCCGTATAAACTATAAGCGCTTGATTTTACGGATGGACTAATTGGTGCAGATGCAAACATAAAATAAGTAGCTCCACCTCTAAGCCATACAACTTCTTCTGAAGAATTATGCATTTGTCTAATTCCACCGATAGGTGACATACCTGAAACAAATCTATAATTATATGAATCTATTAATCTTACTGTGTCGTTTGTTCCCCATCCATTTCCATTAGCAAACCATACTAATTTTACAGAAAAACCAGCAGGGTGCGTTGACCATGGAGTAGTACCTGAATTTAAAGCAACTCTAATAGATATTTTTGTCAAAGAGTTAGTTCCTAAACCAATAGTAACTGGATAATATGTGTTTGAATCTAATCCAACTGTACTAACATTATATGAATATTCTATATCTCCGTTGGCACCAGCTGCTCCATTTACACCTGAAGATCCACTTGAACCTGAAGTTCCATTTGCGCCAGAAGATCCGCTAGATCCTGAAGTTCCATTTACGCCAGAAGATCCACTAGATCCTGAAGAACCCGAAGTTCCTGAAACACCTGAAGTTCCACTTGAACCTGAAGAACCTGAAGTTCCGTTAGTTCCATTGACTCCTGAAGTTCCGCTTGAACCTGAAGTTCCATTAGTTCCATTGATACCTGAAGTTCCACTTGAACCTGAAGAACCCGAAGTTCCTGAAACGCCTGAAGTTCCACTTGAACCTGAAGTTCCACTAGTTCCATTGATACCTGAAGTTCCACTTGAACCTGAAGAACCCGAAGTTCCTGAAACGCCTGAAGTTCCATTAGTTCCATTGATACCTGAAGTTCCAGCTGTTCCGCTTGAACCTGAAGTTCCTGAAACACCTGAAGTTCCAGTTGTTCCGCTTGAACCTGAAGTTCCATTAGTTCCATTGATACCTGAAGTTCCATTGATACCTGAAGTTCCTGAAACACCTGAAGTTCCAGCTGTTCCGCTTGAACCTGAAGTTCCATTAGTTCCATTGATACCTGAAGTTCCATTGATACCTGAAGTTCCTGAAACACCTGAAGTTCCATTGATACCTGAAGTTCCATTGATACCTGAAGTTCCTGAAACACCTGAAGTTCCATCGATACCAGAAGTTCCTGCTGTTCCATTTGAACCTATAATACCGTCTTGGCCATTTATACCTGATGTTCCACTAACACCTGAAGTTCCGCTTAAACCAGAAGTTCCTGCAGTTCCACTTGAACCTGATGTATTTGTTGCATTTATAGAATTAACTGATTCTATTGCCGTTATTTTAGTGTTGATTGCACTTAATCTTTCTTCAAGATCTTTGATTTGATTAATATTCGGTTGCATAGTTATTTCACGCTAATATTGTTTATCTATATATTAGATTTTGAAACTTAGAATTTTAGATTGTAATCATTTTATAAAATATAACAATTTTTAAACTATTTTCAAAAACCATAGAACCAGATAAACAACTTGTTGTACTTTTTTAATAAAGCACTAAACAAAACTATGATTTTCAATTATATAGTATATAAATAATTTATAAAAATGAAAATCAATATCAAACACATCGCGCTTTTCGTTGGATTATCTTCCATCGCTTTTTTTGTCCTTTCTTTTGACAAAAAACAAACTCAAGAAATTAAATCTGTTCAAACAGAGCAACCTCAAATCGTTGAAAAAATTGAAGTTAAATCCAATTCTATTCAACGTAAAAAAGCCTCTAAATTAAATTCAGAGGCTTCTATTTCTAATCAAAAAAATTATACAATGTCAATGTTTGTCAACAATAATATTGATTCTATTGCCATTGAAGAAATTCAATTACCCGAAGAAGATTAAATCTTCGGGTTTCTAACATCATCAATCCATTCTGGAGTAATTGATAATAAAGTTTTTACAAAAAGATCAATACAAGCTGCAACATCATCTTTATGAGCCATCTCACAAGTAGTGTGCATGTATTTTAAAGGTGTTGCTAAAATAGCAGTTGGTGTATTTTCTAAGAAGAATGACATCGTATCATTACCATAAGATCCAACTGTGTGTTGAATTTTAATGTCATTGTCCTTAGCTACTTCTTTAAACAAGTTTAAGATTTTTCTGTGGTTTTGAGCCGTGTATTCAACGCAAGGACCATCTCCACCTTTGGTATCACAATCTTTAGCTTTGTTCATTTTAGGATGTGAAGTGTTATGACACACATCATGTACTAAAGCAATATCGGCTTGTAATTTTTTAGCGATCATTCTAGCTCCATACAATCCAACTTCTTCTTGAACCGAGTTAACTACATATAAATCATAAGGTAGTTTAATATCAGCCTCTGTAATAACTCTAAGCGCTTCGGCTATGATATATCCACCGATCTTATTGTCTAATGACCTTCCAACGTAGTAGTCTCCAAGTTCACTAAATTGATCATCGAACGTTGCGATACAACCAACTTCAACTCCAAGCTCTCTAACCTTTTCAGCTGAGTCTACGCCTAAATCTAACCAAAGTTCATGTTGTTCTGGTCCCATTTCTGTGTATTTGTCTCTAACGTGAACCGCTGGAGAACCAAAAAGAGCTTTAACTGTTGTGTTATCGTGTGTATGAATTAAAACAGTTTTAGAAGCTGCAATCATATTATCAGATCCGCCGTGTCTTTTAACTCTAACATAACCATCGCTTTCAATGTGAGTTATCATCCATGCAATTTCATCGCAATGAGCCTCAATAACTACTTTGTAAGGATTGCCTAATCTGCTAGAAAGATCTGGTTGTGAGCCTTGACGAACCGCATAAGCTGTGCCATAAGCATCTAATTTGACATCATTGGTAAATTGTTTAATGTAATCTGTCCAGATCTTTTGGCCTTGGGTTTCTTGACCAACTGGAGCATAAGCATTTAGATACGCGCGTAAGAATTCTTTGTTTTGCATATTGATAAAAAGTTTAGTAGGCAATGTAGGACTCGAACCTACGAAACCTCCTCGGTATCAGCGAGGCGCTCTAACCAACTGAGCTAATTGCCTAAATTTGGAAGGTCACCGATAGCACCTTCCGTGGTAGTTTTAGGAATAATTGACATTCCAAGGTTTCGAATTGTTTAACGTCTTGTTCTAAAAGACTCAACGACTGTTCCATCGTCGCCGCACGAGACTACTGCATCCTTAACGCGAATCGGTTTTAAGCTTGCTGAGATGGTAGGATTCGAACCTACGACCAATTGATTCTATGTGCTACCGCTGCGCCACATCTCAATTTATTAATAAAGAATATCTATTACATCAGATCTTACTTCAAATTGTTTATCAAAAGCTTCCATTTCCCATGGTCTAACATCATACGCTGGTAATTTGCCAACAGGATAAACTTTTTTATCAAAGATCAATTCATCTGTAATAAAATTTACATATAATTTACCAGTGTTATATTGTTGTAAATGTACAAGCTCGTGTGAAATAATTTCTAAAGCATAATTTCTGTCAACATTCTTTATAAAAATAATGTAACCATTTTCAACCTTTCTTATATGCGCTTTTAATTCTAAATCAGATGAACCTTCAACATCTAAAGGTAATATTAAAACTGAAGTTTTATCAATTTCTAAAACATGCAAACCCGCTAAAACTAAAGTATCTAAGTACTTCATATCTGTTTTGTTCTTAACAAAATTAGATTCTGTAAAAGTAACTTTGTTAAAAGGTTTGTCTTCATTTACTTTAGTAATTAGAAAAATAGCTAAAGCAAAGACCAACATCGATATTAGAATTATCAATGTTGTTTTCAGTTTTTTGTTCATTTAGAATACAAGAATTAAAATTAAAGTTGCGGCTCGTACGGGACTCGAACCCGTGACCTTCGCCGTGACAGGGCGACATTGTAACCAACTCTACTAACGAGCCATTTTATATTTTTCTACCTAATCTCCATCCCTCAGGTATTATTTCACCCTTATTGATTTTCTTAGATTCGATTTCATTTGTTATCCAACATTTTCCATATTGAGAATTGTTAGAACCCCTTTGTTTGATTGAATTAGCCATTCCTATTTTTTTCTTAGCTTCTTCTGTGTGAGATTTTCCAGTAAAGTTATCATATTTAATATAACCGTTAGCGTGGGCTTTCTTCATATTTATATAGAGTTGCCTTTTTATTGTTTCAGAATAAATAGTATTGTTCCATTTATTCTTTAACCATATTTTGTTACCTTCTCTAAGACTTAAAAAATGTTTATCACTAGATATTCCACCTCCACCGCCTAATTGTAAATTCATACACAAATCTTCGTTGATTAATTCAATATTAACTATTTCTTTTTCTCTAGCTTTTAAAGAATTCCTATCTGGCAAAAATTCTAATATTTCACAAACGTGATTATCTTTACCATGTTTATTAATTGAATGCCATAATCTTTTACCTGAACCGATATATCCATCCTGTAGTTTATCGGTTGAATGCATTCCAATATAAAACTTATTTGTAATGATACATGTTGTTTTATAAATGTAATGATATTTTCTTCTTGATGCTCTTTCCATGGATATTTAGATATTTTATAATCTATATATCCATGAAATTGGCAAAAAGTTTCATGGTACTGCCACGGAGAATCGAACTCCGATTTTTAGGATGAAAACCTAATGTCCTAACCGTTAGACGATGGCAGCATATAGTTGCGAGTGAGGGATTCGAACCCCCGACCTTCGGGTTATGAGCCCGACGAGATACCACTTCTACCAACTCGCTGTGTGTCTTTTATATATCAACCTAATAAAATGTTTCAATTTAGTTACCCGAGCAGGATTCGAACCTACACGAACAGAATCAAAATCTGTGATGCTACCTTTACATCATCGGGCAATAGTTATCTTTCTAACTTTTTAATACATTCATTAACTTTGTCTCTGAGTCTTCCACCGAATCCCCAATCACCGTCAACTTGAACGTGCCTCCACATTGGCTCTCGTGGTGTCATCCATTTAAAAGCTTCACTCAAATTTAAATCATCAATTGCAATCCAATTTGAAACCTTATTGTCTTTGGCCCATTTTAAAATTTGTGTAGCTCTTTCAAAATCAATTGAAGGCTTGCTCATTTTATGCCAAGCTCCAGTTTGACGAGCATTCATGTGCGTTGTAATATCAATGATATTAGCTGTGATACCATAATGTTGAAATATATGCTTTAGCTGAATAAAACTAAAGTGATGTTTCCAATCTGAGCTAACTACCAATTCTGCATCTGTTGCATCACATATTTTTTGCAAAGCTTCACAGTCTTCTTTAACCCATGGGTATGGAATCTGAAACTCAAAGTGAGATCCTTCTCTCAAAGTAACCTTACCGTCATCCCATGTTGCCCAAGCCAATGGACCATCTACATCTATAAAAATTACTTTCTTTTTCATGGTTTATATATTTTAATTTGGCGGAAGCTACAGGATTCGAACCTGTGGGACTTTAACATCCACATCTTTAGCAAAGATGCACAATAGACCACTCTGACAAACTTCCGTGGGGTAATTAATGGGATTCGAACCCATACTAGCAGAACCACAATCTGACGTGCTAACCATTAACACTATAACTACCATTTATGTGTTCATTATTTTTATGTGTTCATTGCGAGTGAACATTGCATAATAATGAACATAGTACCCAAGGAGAGACTCGAACTCTCAATAGACGGGTTCTAAGGCCGCCGTGTATACCAATTCCACCACCCGGGCATAAAGCCAATCCCGTAGATTGGCCGCTCAGCTTTAGGTACCGAGTTTGCGAGAATAAATCTCTGACCAGGTCATGCGTCCTTTGGGCGCCGACAGTGCTTTCTACAGGATTCGAACCTGTGACCCTCTCGGTGTAAACGAGATGCTCTGAACCAACTGAGCTAAGAAAGCATGGAGCTTCATATTGTTCACAACTGATAAACATATAGGAATATCGATTTACGCTTACGACAGCTTTTAACTGAGAGATCGTAAGATTGTGTATGAAGCATTTGTGGCCAAGGCAGGATTCGAACCTACATCAACAGGATGTGTAACTACCAGTTACATTAAGCTTTGTGGAATCGAACCGCTTGCTCTCTAAGGCCTGTTGTGTTACCAATTACACCACTCGACCATTGTGACCCCGGTGAGACTCGAACTCTCACGTCTTACGACCACGGTTTCTAAGACCGTTATGTCTACCATTCCATCATCTGGGTAACTTTACCAATATGTCAATGAACTATTCTTGTCGGGTAAGCAGGATTCGAACCTGCGTGCTCTAGCGTCCAAGGCCAGCGAGATAAGCCTGACTCCTCTATTACCCGTTATTATAAAATAAAAAAGCCCGATAAAATCGGGCTCTTTTTAAAATCTTGTATGAATATAACTTACTAATTCATATTACAATTAACATTGAGCCCTTGCATGCGATCACATACCATCGGTTTATTACTAAACTGATAATTATTCTCTATAATATGTAGCCCTTGCTGTTTCATTGTTGTTTTAATTTTAATTATACTATATATACTCGTTAATTTCAAAAAGTTTCAATTTTTTTAAACTTTTTTTTAAAAATCTGGATTTGTAATTTTTAAATCGTAATCTGTAAATCCAATAAACTGATTATCATCTGCTTGTATTCTTCTTTCAATTGAGTCTTGATTATCATTTCTTTCACTTAATCTTTGTAATCTTGTCTCTTTGTCAATATCTAAGTAAATTACGAAACATTTAGCTCTTAATTCTGGAGATAATAATGCAAGTCCTTCTACGTTTAAGATCATTGCATCACACTCTTCAAAGACATCTTTTGTCATTCCATAATACCAACCATTAAATTCTTGGTATTCTACAAATTCTCCATTTGCAATTCTTTGTTCAAACTCTTCTCTTGAGATAAACAAATAATCTTTACCATCGACTTCGCCTTCTCGAGGTTGTCTAGATGTATAACTAACACCGTATTTTGCACCTCTTTCAATAAAACGTTTTCTAAGATAATCTTTACCTGCGGCACCTTTGCCTAATAAAACTATTTTCATATATGTTATTTTACTGTTGTATCTAAACTTTGTGAAATGTTTCTTAAAAGATCTAATTCATTTTTAAACATTTCCTTTTCCATTTTAACTCTATCGTTTTCAATTCTACGACGAACTTTATCAATAAGAGGTTTCATTTGTTCACTATGGAATTGACGAACAAGATAAAATTTGTGGTTTGTGATTTTAATAGATTCATCGCTTAAAACGATAAAATACTCATTAGCCCTATTTTCAATGTAATACCTATTATGATGTACTTCAATAGGTGTCATTAAAAATTTAGAATCCTGTTTAGAACACATCTTAGTTACAATCTCGTGTAATAATTTCTGTTCATCATCAAGTGGCTTAACATTTCTGTTTTTGTACTTGACTTTTAATTTCAAATAGCTTCTCTTAATAATATTCATACTTTATGTTTTTAATTATGTAGTAAATATACAACTAATTATTGACATAAAAAAATATTTAAGCAATTATTTTAAAATTATTTTACAGTTTGCGCTATTAATGTCTTATATCTAGTGGTAGACCAACCATGATCGCGGTTTAAGAAGTGAACTGGAATATTAAGTTTATCACCGGTATATGGTTTATTGATATAATCATCGCCTAAAAATCTAACATCTGGACTAACCCATTCTATCAAGCTTAAAAGATCTGCTTCAGTTTCATAAACCAACACTTCTCGAATCTGTCTTAATGAAAGTAAAATACTCATACGCTCATTAACACTCAAAATTGGCTTTAGCTTTTCAGGTCTTTCAATAGAAGGATCTGAGTGTAAAAGTACAATTAGCTTTTCACAATTTTTAGCACATTCGTTAAACATATAAATGTAACCGGGGTGTATCACGTCAAAGTTTCCAGCTATGATACCAATATTATACTTTTTCATTAATTATTTTGTGTTATATGGATTAGACGTTGGCCATGTTTTGTTAATATGATCCATGATACAATCTACCATCTTAGCATTACCTAATTCTCCAGGGTGACCATCACCTTCGTGCCAGTTTGGAACATCTTTGTAATTTAAATCATGTCCAACTGCATAACCTTTATTACCCCAACAAAATAAACTCAAAGCTATATTTTCATGTGGATTCTTTATGTTATCGTATTGATTTTTCTCTGGCAATGGAAATAAAGGAATGTTATAATAATGATCCGGATGAATAACCTCTTCCCACGTTTTATCTAAGAATAAAATTACGAAATGAATACCTATCTTTTCTTCTAGAAATTTAAGAGTATTCCAAACTCTCCAATAATTCCAAAACATTTGATCATGTAACCACGTGTTTGCAAAATCAAACAGTAACATGAATTCTTCGTCTGTTTTATTAATATGTCCAACCTTTCTATTCCAATTAAAACCATCTAAAGTATCTTCCATGGTTCTTTTGTTCATCATTGCAGTTGTCAAATAATATCCATTAGGTACAATACCTAATCTATTATGATCTGTGAATTGAAAAACAACCAAATCATCTTTTTTGAAATCTTTCATTGCGAAAGATAGACGATGAAAAGCTTCATTAAATTCAGAAGCTCCTGTCCCCCATGAATCATAAGGTACCTCGTATTTTCTTGCTAAAAGATCTAGCCAAAACATGTTTTTAGGCACTAATTGTCTTGTACTAAATGAACATCCAAATGAATGAATTTTACCTCTCATTATATTGCTTCTACTATTTTAAATACTCCGTTGATTATTGATCCTATTGTATAAGGGTGCGTAATTCCAGCTGGAGTTATGATAATATCACCTCTATTTAATTGTTGTGCTACGTTTTGTATAGGAAATGATACAGTTGACGTGTGTTCTGGCTTATTACTTAATCCAATAAGTATCATGAACTTGTTAATATGCCCGTTTACTTTAATATAATTAAAATTATTAGCTGAATTAACTCTAGCTAATTGGATGCTTTGACCCCATGAAAATTCTAATTTATTATATTGTCTTAAATTACTTTTGTATTCTTTAGTTTTAGCGCTATAATCAACAGGCGACATAAAATGCCCATTAACATACATGTCTAAATCTGGTCTTGAATGATGTGTAAGTTCTAAAAAGTACTGAAAGAATGGCTCTTGTATTTTAGATTGAACATATTTGTTAAGTTTATCAATACTGTCTTTGGAAATTTCTTTGTAATATTGATCGTCGTTTACTTGAGCTTCTTCAAAATACGCATCTAAATCTTTTAAAAGATTTGCCATTTCAGATTTTCCATCATTCTTAAATAATAAAATGTCAGAGTGTAATAATTCCATAGTTAAAAATTCTTATAATTAAAGGGATCTTGTTTTTTATAACGTTCTAAAGAGGCTTTAAATGCTTTCTTTTTTCTGCGTTCTGCTAATTTTACTTGAATCCAAGTTATCAATTTCTTTATCATAGTTTTGTTATATAATAGTTATTAATTACTAAAACATCCATTTCACAATCTAAAAATCTTTCAATTGCATCATGTGGTGTTGCAGTTATGGTTTGATCTTTAAAATTAAATGAAGTATTCAAAGATATTGGAAATCCTGAAATATCACCTAATTTTTTAAGTAACTTATAGTATTTATCGTTTTGATTTTTGTTAACTGTCTGTACTCTAGCTGAACCATCTGCGTGTGTAATAGAAGGTAATGTCCATTCTTTTTTAACTTGCATCACTTGATTCATATAAGGCACAGTGTCTTGAATTTCAAAGAATTTAGCAGCATCTTCTTCAATACACGAAGGTGCAAAAGGTCTAAAGCCTTCTCTCTTTTTAATAACTCTATTTAGTCTAGACTTCATTTCTGGGTCCAATGGACTAGCAAGAATTGATCTATTTCCAAGAGCTCTAGCTCCAAATTCCATTCTACCTTGACACCAGCCTATAACTTTGTTTTCGTTAATAGCTGTTGCCGTTTTTTCTATTAGTTCTTCTTCAGTCAATTCTCTTACATCAATCTCAAATTGAAAATAAGTAATAGCTGTATGAATGTCCCATAGATTGAATTCTGAGCCTAAATATGGAGACGTATTATCTGCCGTTTTACCAGGATATGATGCTAGGCATGCACCAATAGCTGACCCTGAATCTGATGGGGCAAAGGGAACCCAAATATGTTCGAACAATCTGTAAGCTTTATTATTTGCAACTCCATTATATGCACAACCACCGCTAAGGCATAAATTATTGCTTCCGGTTTGTTCTTTTGCAAATTCTAAAATATGCATAAAAATACGTTCATATACCATTTGTACCGAGGCTGCTAAGTCTTTATGACATTGTTCCATTGGAGCATCTTTAGTTCTCGGAGCCATATTTAAATATTCACACAATGTGTCTTTGAACATGATTTTGTCTGAGTATTCCCACGTAAAATATTTTTGATCGATAGAAAATCTACCTTCTGGTAAAAGTGTAAATAAGGCAAACAATTCTGGGTAATAAACTTCTGGATTTCCATAAGGTGCTAAACCCATTACTTTATATTCACCTTCGTTTGGTTTAAAACCTAAAAATGAAGTGAATGTTGAGTAAAACATACCTAAAGAGTGCGGAAAAACTGTCTCTGAAATTTTTATTAGCTTGTCATCTTTAACTTGAGAAACTGTCATCGTATCCCACTCACCTACACCATCGATAGAAACGATTGCACAATCATCAAATGGTGAAGTCTTATATGCAAACATGACATGTGAGATGTGATGATCTACAAGAGTAACTTTGCCATTGTAATTTAGATGTTGTTCTAATAAAGCATTAACGTTGCCTTCTATTTTATGTCTCTTTAAAAATTTAATTCTATTAAAGAATGACTTGAAAAAATGTTTGTCAAAAGTAGCAAGAACCCTTTGTTTTTTAAGCTCTGGATTTTCATACCAACAAACTTCATCAATATCTTCTATTGTTAAATTTAAATAGTCAAATAACCACTCAATAGATTTTTTAGGAAAGCTAAAATCATGTTTAATGCCTGTAAATCTTTCTTCTTCTATTGCTGCTAAAACCTTGCCGTCTTTTACAATACATGCAGCAGAGTCATGATAAAATGCTGAAATACCTAACTGTATCATAAATCGTAATGTTTTTTTAATTCGTTATAGTAAACTTGTGCTACAACTCTATTTCCTTCTAACGTTGCGTGAAAATCATCACATTCTCCGTTAGTTAATTGTTTTATCTGTAAATGGTTGATAATTAAAAAATCATGAATGTGATTGATCTCTTTATCTCCAACCATTAATGCTAATCTATTCTTTAAAAACACATCTTCTTTATGTAGTTCTGGATCATTTAAAGGTTCACCAAAAACTTTAAAATCAATGCCTTTATAATTTAGCTTACATAGAAAATTAAAAAATCTATTGTTAAGATCTTCTACCATTTTCATAGGTTCACCGAACGTATTTAACCAAGTTTCTATAAGTGGTTCTTTATTTATTATCCTTTGTGCTGTTTCGTGAGAATCTTCCCAGTACTTTCCACTGTGAGCGGATGCACAAAATTTATCTTTTCTAATAGCATAGTCCCAATTACAGACAATATATCTGTCTAGCTCGACATCCCATAATTCAATTCTACCATAACCTGAATTTTCTAATAAAAATAAAGTGTCTTTAACTTTATCTGGATTTTTAGCCATCCATTCTTCAGTAGTTCTTATTAAATATTCAACACCAGCCCCAGGCAAAGCTAGATTATAAACTTTGATTTTAGGATCTATTTGTTTTTGTAAAAAAGCTGGCCAAGCGCAATCTTCCATTTTTGCTGGAATAGGCTCGTCCATGTGTTTTTGTATTATTGGTCTGTTGCTATTTTTATCTTCAAATCCTCCACCGGCTGTAAAAGATGTACCACAGACAAAAATGTATTTAAATGTTCTCATTGATTTATATATTTAGACTAGTTTTTCATAGCCATTTGGTGCTATGTTAGATTCAAATCTATCAACTTGTATGAATATTGGTTCTTTTTCTTCTTTTACTTTAAAGCTATCATCTAGTTTTGAAAGTTCCCAATCATAAGCTTGTGTTATCTCAACTCTATTTAATCTTTTTAATAGTTTGATAGCACCTTCGACTGAAATGAAATAAGCAAAGCATGAAACTTTTTTAGCAGTTAAATTCCATATGTCAAATTCTGTAAAATCAACACTATTCCAATCTACTGATTTTACAATATCAATATCGTCTTCTATAATTAATAGATTTGTATTGTTATCGATGCATATTGGCACATTAACATATGACTTACAAATGTAGCCTTAACTGCATCTTCATTAATATTCCAAATGTGAAAGTCTGTGGTTCTAAAAAAATGTTTATGAGAATCTGTCAGTTGATTTGGTGCAAATGCATCAAAGAATTCAAAATCTAAACCTATCTTAGATTTAATAGAATTCATCCAATCTCTTCGATCTACATCTTTTTGTAAAGACATGACTAAAGTTTTAAAATTATTCATTGTTTATAAAATATAATTTGACTTTAGTTGAGTATAAAATTGATTGGCAATTTCTTTATTACCAGATAATGACCCATGAAAATCTGGATATTCACCTTTGGTTATATGTTTTATTTGTAACTTTTCTTTTTCTAAGAAGTCTAAAATGCCTTCAGTTTCCCTTTTACGAGAATCATAAAGCTTTAATCTGTTGTTTTGTACTATAGCATCTTCATTGAGCGTTGGATCCCAAAATGCATCACCAAATATTTTAAAATCTATGTTTTTGTATTTTAATTTACATAGAAAATCAAAGAAATTAGATTGTATTTTTTCAACAAAATAAGTAGGTTCCACGTATCTGTTAAAAAAAGTTGAAACTAATTCTTCTCCAGTTGCCATTTTTTCTGTATTAGATTTAGGCTCTCTGTCATAAATACCTGAATGAATTGAAATTATTGAGTTTCTTTTATCAAAACCGTAATTACAAACAACATATCTTTCAATTTCAGCATCCCATAATTCCATTCTACCATAGCCAGAAATTTCTAATAAGAACAAAGTATCTTTGACTTTATCTTTATTACTAGCGATCCATTCGTTTATGATTCTTGATTGATATTCTAAACTTGATCCAGAAAGAGCTAAATTATAAACTTTAATTTTAGGATCTATTTGTTTTTGTAAAAAAGCAGGCCATGCACATTCTTCTATTGTAGATGGAACATGACCTTCATATTTTTTTAATACCTCAATCATCGGGCTAAGCTCTGAATATCCGCCTCCGTGCGTGAACGAAGTGCCGCATACTACGATATATTTGATTGATTTCACGTATTACTTTTTTTACAATTCTTTGTGTTTTATATATTGTTCCTTTAAAAGCTTACTAAAGTGAATGCCAAAAATACCAACGTTTGTAATAATGATAGGTTCGCTGTGCAATAAAGCACCATAAACTATCCATATCAAGCATCCTAATGCATTTACTAATCTTAATGTTTTAATGTCCTTCATCATAAATGAAAGTCCAGTAATAAATGTTGCTAAGTAACCTATTGCTTGTATCATATTTAATCTCTTAAGTAATCATCTTCTATTCTAACAATATCATCTTCTCCAAAATAAGTTCCAGTTTGAACTTCTATAAATGTTACGGGTTCATTTGTTTGATTCCATGCCCTGTGTTTAGCGCCTAATGCTATATGAATAGACTCTCCAGGGTTTCTGTAATGTTTATAATCATCTAAGACAATTGTCAATTCACCTGACACGACGATCCAATGCTCTGTTCTTTTTTCATGATACTGATATGATAATCTTTGATTTGGATTAACAATGATCTTTTTAACTTTTGTGTTTGCTTCATCTAAAAGAACTTCATAAGTTCCCCACGGTCTTGTCTCTGTCATATTTTAATTACTTAAAGGTGCTTTGATAGTTGGATGTGATTCATAATTGCACAACTGAATATCTTCTTCCAACAAACATTTAAGAAAATTATCGCGTTTTAGTGATTCTAAAAATGGAATATCAGTATTCCAAAACTCGTCATTAATATTTAATGTTGGTAGTTTTATCGACCATCTAGTTATTTGTTCTTTAGCTTGTTCTAAATGATTAGAATATAAGTGAACATCGCCAAGATTTCCAATCAATTCATCTGGAACCATATTAACTTCTTTTGCGATGATTTCTAATAAGAGTGCATAACTTGCAATATTAAATGGTAAACCTAAGAATGTATCTACACTTCGTTGATTCCACATTAATGAGATTGATCGTTTAGGTATATTATGAAAGTCTAAAAAACCATGGTGTCTATTATCATAATCAACTGTTCCGTCTTTGGTTCTCTTTCTCATAAGGTCTAATCTCTCATCTAAACTCAACTCTCTTGTATAAACTTGAAATCCATAATGACAAGGTGGAAGAACCATTTGGTCTAATTCTCCAACATTCCATGCATTAACCATTAATCGTCTAGAATCTGGGTTTGTTTTAAGGTCGTTGATTAGATTTTGGATTTGGTCTATAGATCGGTATCTAAAACCATCACCATCGGGGTCTGTGTTATCATAAAAGAAATTTTCACATTTTCTCCATTGCTTACCATAAATTGGACCCAGTTCTCCCCACTTCTTAACAAACTCATCATCTGTTTTAAAACGAACTAATCTGATTTTATCGATAAATTGTTCTTGAGTCAATGGTTCAGCATCTTTTGTTAATTTTAAATAATTCTTGTAAGCATCTCCATTCCAAATGTTACAACCATTATCAACCAAATACTTGATATTTGTATCACCTCGAAGGAACCATATCAATTCTGTTATGATTGATTTAAAGGGCATTTTCTTAGTTGTAAGCAATGGAAATCCTTCCGACATTTTATGACGAATTTGTCTTCCAAAGACTGAGACAGTTCCTGTTCCAGTTCTGTCACTTTTTATTACACCATTGTCAAGAATATCTTGCAAAAGTGCTTGATATTGAGTATCTATGTTATTCATTATTTTAAAATTTCAGTGTTTGGATCTATTTCAACTTCAACTTCCCATCTAGGATTTCTTTCTGTAACTAATTTGATAATTCCGTAAGCCAGGTGGTTGTATTCTGAGCTTGTCAATTTAAATGTTGCTTCTGTAACAAGTTTTCGATTGTCATAGGCAACTTCAACGCCACTTAATTTAGCAATTACAGCACCTTTATGGTAAATACTTCCGTTTTCGTATGTTAATCCTTCTGAAGAAACGTGTCTTAATTCTGAACAACTTGTTATTGCAAATATTGCAAATAATGCGATTAATTTTTTCATAGTTTTGTTTTTAATTAATTAATAATGTATACTGTTATAATTCCCATATACTTTTCTTTTTTCTTTTAAATCTTTTAAAAAATAGGCTGATAAAAAACCATATTGCCGCTAATACTTTTTTCATATTAAGACATTAAATCTGGCTCATCATCCCAATTTGTGTTAATACTCGGCTTTGATTCTATTTGTAAATCTTCAATCCAAATGTATAAATCTGTTTCTATTGGATTGGATTTACCTGGAATGTACTCTGGATTATTAATAGTTTTCCATTTCATTCCACATCTCTTACAAGTACATTTGGTTGGCATCCAGCCAAAATTATAAGAGTAATTGTGCCCTTTAATCGAGCAAATTATTTGTTTGATTCCCATCTATTTCTTTTATTTTTCCAACAACTCCTTGTATTGTATTGTTTAATCTTTCTTTTTTCTTTCTGTATTCTTCGCGAATCCATTCCTCGCGACCATCTTCTAATAAAGCTTTATTTACTATCTTGTCAATTTTTCTAAAGATTTTAGCGTGAATAATATCTGGTCCTTCGTGTGATGGTGTAAAGAATAACTTTTTGGCTGTAAGTCCATCGAAGCTTAGAAAAAGCTCAACTGATCTGGAATAGATGTTTAAAATCTCTACTTGGACATCGACATAGACAAATGGTCCAAGCTTGAGAATATATGGATTACTTCCATCTGGATTTCTAGGTTGGTCAACTGTGATTTTATAAGATCCTTTTAGGTCTTCTGCTATAAATTCTGCGTAAGTCATATATTTTGAATTAATAAGTTATCTATTATATTCAGAAAAAATAAAAAGTATCATGATTAGGCAATAAAAAAGCCAATCTAGATTGATTGGCTTATGTTTTGAGTGGTAGCTCCAGAGAGATTCGAACTCCCAAGTCATCTTTAGAAGAGATGCATTATATCCCTTTAATTATGGAGCCATAATGTTTTGAGCCTCCGACCGGGTTCGAACCGATGACATCAACATTACAAATGTTGCACTCTACCTGCTGAGTTACGGAGGCATTTAAATAGTACCCAGGGCCGGACTCGAACCGGCACGGGACCTTCGTCCCAAAGGATTTTAAGTCCTTCGTGGCTACCATTACACCACCTGGGCAACATTAATATTAAAGAACTTTCGTTGTGTATATATTACACGCAATCTTCAATTAGTTTCATTATATGCTAAAATAATTTAATATTTACCAGCATTTTCTTTTACCATTACAAAAAACTTCAAAGCTTTGATACATGTTGAGTCTGCTCTTGAAATAGCTTGACTTAAATTGTTATCTATGATAGCTTCAACAAATCCACCGCCTTGTAAGATGTTATCACGAGTCATGATAATAGAAGCAGCAATATCTACAATATGTATTCTTTCTCCTTCAGTGACTGGTTGAGCTAAACACCATTCTAAATTTTCATTTGCATATTTTTTAGCATCCGCCTTTGCTTTTTCAAATAAGTCTAATTTCATAATAATAGTTTTAATCGTTTAATTATAAGGCTAATATACTGCTTTTTATTGACATAAAAAAATATTTAAACACTTATTTTTAAATTATTTTTACATATATGAAGTAGAAAGGTCTCGAAGATGTTTTAATAAGGCCTGATCTTCAATTCTATGAATAACTTTCATGCCAGCTTGCTGTCTTTTAAGGCCAATTGCTGTACCACCAGATCCGAATGTAATTGTATGGGTCTTTGCAACTTTAGGATCCATTTCAAAAATACAACCTGCAAATTGATCTTCCTTTGTTTGTAAAGGAACTGACAACCAATAAACTCGATGTGAATTCATTATTTTGTTATATTGATTCTTTGGAATTGAGAATGAATCATAATAAATCAGAGGTGCATTTGTCTTTACTTCTACATTATGACCATCAATAATCATATCTTTTTCTGAATCAAAGATATTTAAGGACTCTTCAACACTTGAGCCATTATCTCTAAAATGTTTAGCTATGATCTTTTCACCTAGCATACCTAATAAGATCTTTTTATAATCTACGACCATGTGTCCATTCTTTTTTATAAATTAATTCCCAGTGTTTTCTATATTCTCTGACGTTAATCATCTTGATCGTATAATTTGAATATTCATCGTCTTTATAAATACTAACAAATAATGCAACTGAAGATGGAGTCACGTGATGCTCTTTTGCCCATTTAAATAAAGCTTTGGTATTACCTTTTTGTCTAACCTTTTTGGCAAAAGTTTTAAAATCACAATCCCATATAGAAGGATAGTAGCTCAGAATACCCGAGCTACCGCGTCCTATATAACCAATATTATATGCAATTTGGTCCATTAGTGAGAATCTCCTACGTTATTTTTTTCACCGTAGATTAAATAGTCTGGGTTAATAACCTTAGCTACTTTACTTCTTTCACCAGAGACATGTTTGATTACAATTCCTTCATGTGGCACTTTGGTGCCTTCAATAAAGTTGTTAAAGACAAAACGATCTTGAATTTCTTGAGACCATAAGCCATCGTAAAGAACTTCAACGTGATCAAATCCTAATTCATTTGCATACATTTCTGTCCATCCGGTTGGTACATAATCACCATTAAGAGTTACGTCAAACATAGAAAACTTAATTTCAGTAAGACCGTACTCGTAATTCTTTTGAATTCCTGCACCGTAGATTTCACCATAGATACAAAAACCTTCACCAATTCCTTCAGGTGTTGCAGTCTCTTTAATAAAATTCCACAACTTAGATTTGATCTTATATTTGTCTGCAATTTCATACCACACGTTAGTGTCATAGAATCCTTGTGATTCAGAACCTTTTTCAACGTTATGAGAACCAACTACAAATTCATATCCAGCCCATTTGTCACCAAAAAAAGCTTTAAGTTTTGTAAGTAATCCTATCTTCTTACGTTTTACAATTCCATATCGTGCGTTAGTTCCATGTAATTTACGAGTGATTTGAACTGCGTTCTCTTCAGTAAACATACCTGCAACATTTTTCAAGTTTGGAAACTTGTAATAGATTTTAAAGTTAGGATTTTCACTGTAACGAATCTTTTTGCCAGAAGTTAATTGGATTTGTTTAACCGGTGGCTCGAATTTAGTGATGCCTAATTCTTCCATTAAGTCGCGACCTTCTCTAATACTAGAAGCCTTGATATGAACTATTGGAATAATCAAACATTCAGAGTAAACACCTCTTAGTTTTACAGTTCTAACTCTTTGACCTTTACGTAAATAATTAGTAACACCCATCTTTTCAGAAAGTGCTTCAGGAATAACTGCGTCAGTTGTTGCAATTACAGTTAATGAACCTACGGTGAATTCACCTTTTTTTGTAATAGCATTCCAACCTCCAGCAACTACCAATTCAATATTGTCAGCTCCTTCAATTGCTTTAATCTCGTTAATTTTTGCTACATAGCAAACTGAATTTTGATTTTCCATCTTGTGTTTTATTTAGATATGTAAATATACATAATTAATTTGACATAAAAAAATATTTAAGCAAATATTTTTAGCACCCTCTTTCTTATATGACTATTTCTTACTGTTTACGCCCATATAAGAGTAGGGTCACGTAGTTAATCTGTTAAGTACTTCGGACAATTTAATGTACAATCTTCCGCTTTAACTACTTGCTGAGAACTCATTTGTGTTGTGTAGGATGTTATGACCTACCTCGTATTTCATATTTCTTTCTCAAGGGAACAACACATCTACCATTACTGATAGTATCTTTATGTAAATAAGGAAGGAAATTACATCCTGTCTTCTTTGCTTCATACCATGAAAGGTACTGCCCACACTACTGAGTCCGCTTATTTACAAAGGTATTCAATGTTTAACCTAATTTTATAATGAGAGCATCTCACCTCAAAGACTGTTCATAAACTAGTTTAAGTAGAGTGACCAGGACAGGATTCGAACCTATAACCGTGCGTAATCTTCACCTTCAACTCCTTGTACTTCGGAGTCCGTCACAGCGTTCCGCCACTCTTGCTGAGGCTTAGTGTCTACCAATTCCACCACCTGGCCGATAAAATTTAACCTCCTGTTATATCATCGACAGCATCTGATAAATCCTCAGCTGCGCTAGATATAAGTTTTGTAGTTGCGTTAACTTCCTCTCCTGTTGCAACATTCACAACATCTTTAACGATTGCTACTGGCGTTAATACGGTCTTAACCGTTGCTGTAATAATACTTGAAAAAAATCCCATAATTTTATATTTTATATGTTTGTAGTTAGAGTAGGATTCGAACCTACGACTTTGCAACCCGGAGGGTGTGATAGACCGCTTTCACATTACGCAATATCTAACTTCCATAAATCCAGTCTGACCTGCCAGACAGTACGAGTCGGTATTAGTAGTTTCGCGCGCCGTTTTCGTAGTGGATCTATTTATTATATCTTAAACCTTTAAAAAGTTTAAAGTATTGTGTCTTTATATCCTTGTTTCCAATCCAACCAAGGCTCATCAATTGCCTTTAATAATGATAAATATTTCCAGTGCATAAACAATTTACGCTCGTTCCAATCTTCATATTTTTTAATTAAAAGATCTTGCTTGTCCATTTCAGTTTTATAGAAATCTGCTCTTTCTGAAAGTTTAGTAAAACGATCATCTAATTTTGCAAGTCTTTTTACAGCATTTTCAGTTGATAGTCCTTGCATTGATAATGAAACTATAAGTTCTTTTAAATTAACAATCATGTCAATCATAGAGTTTAACTTCGGTACTAATGCATTGTAAGATGTCTTTGCAGATTCCTTTGATCTTTTAAAGCTATTGTAATTTTCTTGCAATTCCTTGTCAGCTAGATCTTCGTGAATTAATTCAGTAACATCAACGCCATACATTTTATCGAATTGTTCTCCAGCTGGAATTGGCGCTAAAAGAGTCATTCCTGCAATTTCTTCATTTTTAGTTTCATTTAAAACAGCAACGTAACAATTACCTCTTTGTGTTTCTAATAATTCTTTAACTTGTTTTTGAGTGTATACTTTCATAATCTTATTTTGAGTAATTTCTATCTAATAAATCGTTCCATGTTAATGTGCCTACTAATGATGGTATATGTAATGAATCTGTGTAAAATTCCCAATCTCCATCAAAATTTGTAAAGTTAATTTGATAATGATCTTCTTTGATCGTAACTAAACACAAATCATTTGCATACTTATTTTCTCCAACCTTCTTAAATGAATTCCTTTCTAAAAAAGAACCTATGATTTCTGTGCTATTCATACCACTGCGATTGATTAATTTCATATACATCTGCTCTTGTGATTGGCGTATTATCATAAAGTCCTTTTGCAACTATAAAGCCAAATGCAAAACCAATTAGCAATAGTATTAAAATCATTTGATTTGTTTCTTTTTCTTTCATAATTACATTGCGTTTACTGCTGTTATAATTTTGTCAATCTTAGCTAATAAAGCTGTTTTAGAACCACCTGCCCTTTGATTAATATAACCTCGAGCTGTTTCAAGATCTTCTAAAGACCATTTTTTCTGATCGCCTATCACTTTAGCTCCTTGATAATTCGTAGTGATTTTATTATCGACATAAGTTAACATGAAATCTAAACATTTATCATAATTGCCTGTGTTTGGATCTACATCTTTACTGGCTGTTTTAATATCGTCGTAAAGAGCTTGAACATTATTCGGTCTGTTCACTAAAGATTTCATAATAACTGCTTGTGTTAAATATTGAAATCTTTTACTTATAAGAGCTTCGGCAATATACTTAGTTTCAAAATTAGCAGTTTTGCCGTAATTTCCAATCCATCCAAGATACAACCACGTAGATCTGATTTCATCTCTTTCTGGTAATTGTTGCGTTACGCTACCATTATCTAAACTTCTGCGAGCAATATCACCAGCAAACCAAATTGGATCTAAAACCGATTCGTATGTGTCATCTGACATTTTACCATCAACCATCATATTAAATGGACCAAAATTTCCATTTTTGTATCTGATTACGTGTTGAATATAAGCGCTAGACATCCATTTCATTGTGTTATAAGACTCTTTAAAGTCTGAATATCCATGCTCACCTGGGTGTCTTTGACCTTCTGTCAAATTATTAAATACAATTCTTTTAAATCTTACAAAGTTTTCATCAGTTGGTGCATTCAAATATTGATTATATGCATTTTTAACAGCTGCGTTGCCTTCTCTTAAAAGAAGCATTGGCTTGTCTGGCATAATATCATTAATAGAATTAGTGTCAATCCAAGATGGCAATAAAATAGGCACTTTAATTTGTGTAAAGTCCCAAGAATTAACTTGATTTGTAGTGTAAACTGGATTATTTAGACCAATTGACATTGCAAATTGAGTTTCAGTTACTACTTCAGCTCCTGGTTGATAGACATTCTTAATTGAATTTCGAGGTGTAACTTTACCTTTTGTCAAACTTTTAATGTAATTCATCACGTTTGAAGCATCTTGTATAGAAACGTGTTTGATTGCTCTTTGAAATGTTCTATTCATAAATGGAATAGAATCAATGTTGTTAAATAAAGCAATGTCATAACCGTCTTTAGAGACGTGGCAACTCATACATGAATGACCATCGCCGTCTAAAGTGGTTGTATAGACAGTTTCACCTTTAAGAATCGATTCTTTTAAAGAGCTTGAATTAAGAATTCTACTGTCTAATTTAGAATCTGAGCTTAATTCTCCTGGAGCAACTGTTGAATTTTTTACAACTGGTGTAATCTCAGAAAGTTCGTCTTTTGAACAAGATTGAAATACTAATGCTGCTACTAATAATAATGATAATTTTTTCATACTTTTATTAATTTGTTATATGTAAATATACAACTAATATTTGACATAAAAAAATATTTAAGCAATTATTTTCGCATTATTTACAATTGTATCTCAAATCTGTCTTCCATTTGCTTTAATTTTTCTGCTGGAACACCATGTTGGTTAACTCCATTGTGTCTATTTTCAACAATTAAAGCATAAACAATATAACCATACTTTTTTGCCAAAGTATAATAGGTTTCCATTTCCCATTCTTGTGTGAATGTGTTTGAGATAACAATACGTTCTTCGCCGTTTTCCATGTCTTCTTTACAAGATGATTGGCAATATTTATGAGCTTGTAAAAGCTTTACAGCCTCAAACTTATATTCGCCTTTCTTATTTGTAAAGAAATGATCTGCCTCGTGATGTGTTCCACCTAAAGATTTCGCAACTGTTGATTTGCCAGAACCTGGTAAACCTCTTAATAAAAATAATTCTTTCATGTTTGTTTATTTAGCAAGTCTGAGCATCGTTATGATGATCGAACTCGTGTTTTAATAATGATTGTATTGGTCTATCTGCTATTAGTTTCAAGACTTGTTGAATTGTATATGGTTGAAAATCAGGGTTTCCATCAAGTCCAACATCCATCATTTTACCTGGCCCAAGTTTAAATTGGTGAGGTGTATGAATATGACCATGGACGTGCATAACACCTTGTCCCATATCTTGCCAAGAAGCTAAAGGATAATGACTCATAACAAATCTATATCTTTTTGCAGCTTGACCTTTAACCTCAGGTTGCATAACAATAGTAACCATTCTTTGCTCATTTACAGAAGCAAAAAGATCTTGCACGTTATCTCTGTTGTTAAGGATGTGATGATCATGATTTCCTAAGAACAAGTGAATGTTCTTACAGTTTAGTTTGTTTCTAAACTCTACAATAGACTCAAAGCCCCCAAAAGACCAGTCACCCAAGTGAATCAAGATGTCATCTGGCATAACTAACATATTTATATTGTCTTGTATGTCAATGTTCATTTGATTCAAGGAGTCATAATCTCGAGTCCCTCTAGCGCCATCCCACTTAGAAACACCTCTACAAATATTTGTATGGTTGTAATGCGTATCTGAAGTAAAAAAGACTCTTTGTCCTGGGTTAACTATTATTTTCATAATTCTTGTTTTAATATAAACTTTCGTGAGCATTAATAGAGATAAATTCTCCGTCTTCATTTAAAATGTCTAACTCTTCATCAGTCATTTCACGATCTCCGTAATCTGCTGATTCAATATAAGCATCGCAGAAATCTGGATAATCTTGCATATCTACACCACCAACTTGAACGTTACTAATTTTACTGTAATCTAATTTAATATCTGTCATAATAAGTTTGTTTTTAATTATAAGGCTAATATACAACTAATATTTGACATAAAAAAATATTTAAGCAATTATTTTTAGTAATGATTCATAATATCTAACGAGTCTGGATAATAAAGCAGCGTAGGATTCTTTTTTTGAATATCTAGATCTGGATATTTCTCTTTGAACTTCATAACATCAAACTTCTTAGTGATTAAATGAAAACCACTTTTAGTTGGAATAATTGATTCGATTTTTGGTCCAACTTCATAACCTATTGGCATTCCAGCCTTGTCAAATTTAACTTTAGTAATTGGAGCACATTCATATTCAATATATGCCATCATTACTGGACTTACTACATCTACATCGTCTAAATCAATGATCCATCTCTTTTCTTGAGTCTTGATCTGACCAACCACAGAATCAAACAAGCCTTTTTGGTTGTTGTTTCCATCTTGAATTCTTTGAGCTAAAGCAACCATCATATTTAAAGAAACATCAAAATGATTTTGCTTTTGCACATGAATATATGCACGCGCTTTAAACATTTCACATAGTTGAATAATCTCATCATATCTGCGTTCTAAATGATCAATGCTTTCAATACAATAAGTTTTGATTGTTCTTACTGATTGATGATTATCTCTTTCTCCTTCGGGTTGATCCTTTTTGCGTTTAAAAACGTAAAGCATATAGAAGTCTCCCTTCTTTTCGAAGTTTAGTAAAGGTTTTATTATGTCTAAATTATTAATCATTGTCTTTGTCTTTAAGTTCTTTCTTCCAGCTTTTATCTTTTCTGTCGTATTTAGTTTCATCGCCATGATTTTTCTGAATCATTTTTCGACGAATCATTGCTGCTAAGTGACGTTCTGGATAGCCGTCAATATCAGGGTTCTTTTTCTTCTTTGCCATATCTTTAATAATCACAGTTACAATTAATTGGTAACATATCTAGTCCATCCATAATATCAACGATCTTTTCGTAAGCATCGTTCATCGCCTTTGTTTCTAATGCAAATCTTTTCGCAGTTTCTATTACTGCCTCTTGATATGCATATTCCATCAATACATTTACATATCTTTCGGTAAAACCAAAGGTACCTGCAGCATCTCGAATTGTATGTAATTCACTGGCATCTTCAAGTTTAATTTTACCCGCTTTAATGTCAGTTTCAACCTTCTCCATCACTGCCATTTTCAGAGTGTTAAACTTTGAAAAGTATGCTAGGTCTTTAGGTACATCATTTAATGTTTTTGCTTTTGCCTTGTAGGCTGCTTTTCTTTCTTCCCAATTCATAACTTAAAAATCTAAACGTTCGTTAATTTGCTCAATACACTCTTCGATACTACGACCACATCCCATAGATTCATCGCAGTCTGTAGTACTACTAAAAACATATTTACTTTCAGGGTGTGCTACATGATAATTTTCATTCTCTTCGATCAAATAATTTTTGTAAGTCATAATCTTGGTGTTTTAATTATAAGGCTAATATACAAAATCTTTTTGACATAAAAAAATAATTACGTATATTTTTTACAAAAAAAATCCAGGCTTACGGGCCTGGATTAAATTATAACGGGATCGTTGTTCGTGATTTTCTTCTCGGCAGAATAACCCTCTTTATAGTCTTCGGCTTAGCTTTCGCGAGAGTCTACTATACTTCGACTACATCCTACTTGCGCCTGTTGGGGTGGTATGACTGGCGGTCCATTTTCTAGTGTTAACCTTCACCGTATCTGCAGCTTCAATGCCGGGACTAACCACTGGCTCCGCTGTTGTTCAGATTTGTCATAGTTGTGTGTGTACTTTTTGCTGTACCGATCCACCTGGTTCCAATCGTTTGCTAGTTAAGTGATTGCTTTTTATAGTTTGCTGTAAGGAACCAATTTTCTTTATATATCTTAAACAATTGGAGCGTATCTCTCGCTCAAGATTGTTTTATCCATGATTTGTTGTGGAGACTCAATATCTCCTCCAAGTAAACTTGTCATAATTGCTGGAGAGAATCCTGACACTAATGCAGTTCCTGCTTTGTCAAATGCTACTGGCACTCCACCATTTCTGGATTGAATGTTCCAATAAACGATTTGAGGCATTTTGTAACCTGCATCTTCGTACATTTTCTCAATCATTTGTTGAGCAGTTGGATTCCAATCTGATCCGGTATTTCTCCATCCGCTAGATCTAGTTGCTGCATTAAATTCCATATCTGACAAGATCAGAACTTTATTTGGCATCTTGTCTTGAGACAATTTATGTTTAGTGGCCTGATCTAAGATCAGCTTGAAGGTCGCCTCGAGATTTGTTGACATTCCCCAATCGGAACATAACATCTGTGCGTAGCGATCTTGCAATGAACCACTTAGTACTTGTAACTGTGGATTGTTTGAAAATGTAATAAATGCATCTTTGAAAGGACCTTCATTTCTTTCAGAAATATAAAGACCTAAAGAGATTGCAACATCCATACATGTTACTGTTTTACTACCTCCTGCAGAGCAAGACATAGAACCAGAAACATCTACCACTGGTAAAATCATATCGTTTGCTCCTTCTAAGTAATTTGGAAGGGCTTTCCATTGTTCGTTTGCTACTGCTGCATTTCCGTGTGTTAATGATTTTACAACATCATAAGGATAAACTGCGCCTGCATTAATCTTAGCTTCACCTTTCACTAAGGATTGGATATAAGCTGAATAACTTTCGTAAGCATTTTTACCGAAAGCTTTTTGGTATCGTGCTGAAGCCACTGATGGTAATTTACCGAATTCAATAGAATCCCATTCTTTAGCACACATTTTAGTTTCAACAACGTTAGTTAAATTAACTAAAGTTTTACGATATTGTTTTGGTGACAATTTCAAGAATGCACGTAACTTTTCAGCTACTTGACCTTTACGTGGCATCCATTTTGCACATAAACCATTTTCAGATTTAAGAGCATCTGCAATAATTTGCAAAGCATCATTTTCTAAATAAGTTCCTACTAAAGTTAGTAAGTCATCAAAACGACCATACTCTGCAATTAAGCCTAAGTTTGGTTTTAAAGCCAAATCATGAGTTTCAGCTAAGTAAACTAAAATATCTTTGAAGACTTGACGTTCACCTGCACCACCTCTAACATCTCTGGCCCAAAACAAAAGTTTCATAGCACGCTTCGGATCTTCATTAAATGCTTTCGAAAAGGTTGCGATCAAACGTTGTTTGTCTTGGCCTCTCATTGCACCAATGTTAAAAAATAAATCGACACATGCATTCAACGAAGTTGAATTAGTTGCCATACCATTTTCTGTTAAAATGTCTTCTTGTCTTAAAGCGTCTACTAAGTTCATTGTTTTTTGTTTTTAGATGTTAGTTATATTAGAATAAATCTTAATGTTTCATTTTATTTAAAATAATTTCAAAGCCCCATTTCAACCACCAAAATTCAATATTATAAAAACCATATAGGAATTTATCATGAGTTACTCTAATAGTTGGTATTAGATAAATTTGGCCAGATTGAGTCATGTGATCTATTTTTATCATTTTATTTTGTATTTCTTTTTATATGAATTGACTGTTGCTTCAGAATAACCTACACAAATCTCATCGAGTTCCCATTCATTAGGAATTACTGGTTTTCTCTTGGTCGTTGATAATATGTCGTCCACGTTCGTATTCTCCAGAATCATCAACTGGTGTTTCTTGCTTCTGCTCGATACTCGATAGACTATTATTATTCTTGGTTTCTCTGTCATTTCTATAAATTACGGGGTCATCCCAATAACAAAATACGTAACTCATTATTTTTCTAATTCTTCAGTGATAATACGCTTACCTCTTAAAATACGGTTTTTGATAGTTTGCAAAGGTAAATCATACTTGTCTGCAATATCTTCATACTTCATATTGTTAAGTAAGCGATCAATTACAATATCACGATAAATTGGTTTCAAAGACTGAATAGCCTTTAAAGCTCCAGTATATTGATTTTGTAAATCTTGATCTTCATCTAACCAATCTTGTTCTGTTTTAAGTTCAGAATCTTCGATCAATTGAGAAATATCTCCACCGATAAAACCTTCATCACCAACTTCAATACCAAATTCAGCTAATTTGTTTAAAGAAGTTTTCTTATTACGTTCATTGATGTAACCTAAACATTCGTTAAATGCAATACGATATAACCATGTTGTAATTTGATATTGTGGATCATATTGATCAATCTTAGTCCACATCTTTGTTAATGTATTTCCTACAATATCCTCAGTCGCTTCACTATCTTTGACAATTTTATTAATATAAGATTTTAATCCTGGTTTAACTTTGCGATAAAGCGCTGTAAAATCTTTTTCTGATTTTGTCTCTAAAAAATTCTCTGTAAGTTCTCTGTAGTTTAACATATTTTGTTTGTTTTTTAATTATAAGTCAAATATACAACTAATATTTGACATAAAAAAATATTTTATGATAAAAAAGCAAAAAAGTTTACTTTTTTTCTACATCTATGTCCTGAATGTCATCAAATAAAGACATTATAGAACTCAAGGCTTGAGGTTTATAACCCCAGAAGTCACAAGCAACATTGACCATTTTCTTTTTATGGTCTGTTTTGTATTTTGGGCTAGGATAGCCAAAGAAGGAATAGTGTCCTTTGGATTTATTTGGCCATTCTTGTAAAGGCCAATAAGACACTGTAATTTTGTCAGCATCAGCTGTAAATATGCCTTCAATTAGTTTTGCATTTGAAGGCATAATTTTACGAGCTTCTATTTCTTGTATCGGTTCGTCAATTTCTCCAGGTACTATAACAATTAGGCCATTTAACTTTTGTAAAGTTTCTTCAGCTGTTGTTGGGTCCCATGCGAAATTACCTAAGACATAAACAACGTCTTCTGTATTTACGACTGAATTCCAATTTTCAATTAAAGTCTCATTCATTTCTTCTACTGAAGAGAATGGTCTTTTAAATTGTCTAATCGCCGATGGACGACCAAACTGTAAGTTTCCTGTTAGAAATAATTTCATTAAACTATGACGAATTTGATGTTAAAATTGTTCCACAGATCTTCTGTGAATTTTTGTTCTATTATTCCATTACTTGCATTTGCAATTCTAGAATCTACTGACGTATCAATAAATAAATAGAGTACAAAATCAAATGATGTAGAATAAATCATGCTTTGTCCGAATCCACTTCTAAGATCTGAACCTCTATCACCTTTTTTAAATTCAATAGCGATTCTTAATCCGTCAGCTTCAACGACCATATCTGGCCTGTTTGCTGTTCCCATGAAAATCATTTGGTGCACTGTTGTATTAACATTGCCTTCCCATCTCAACATGGTTTTTGCTTTTTCTCTAGCCAAATTTTTAGGCAAGCTTTTCTTTTCCATAACCCACTGTGTTAGCTCTTCAACCAAGTGTGGAAATATGAATTGAATAATCTTGTCTTCAGATTGGTTCTTGTAATTAATGGTTTTAAATACTTCTTGTGTAGAAATACCTTCAGTAATTACATCAAGTAACTCAATTCTGTTTTTAGATTTGCTCGACAGTTTCATCTGTTGCTACAGTTTGAGGTGTTTCTTGCTCTGTAATTCTTGCATCAATCTCAGCTAATTCAACGTGTAACGATTGGATCTGCTTGTTAGCTTCAGCCATAGTTTTCATCGCTTCAGTAATTTGACCACCGATGTTTGTCAATAAACGAACATAAGTTCTAGCTGACTCAACTCCTGTACTTTGAATAGCCAATAAAGATTGGTATAAAGTGTTTAAGTCGATTTGTTTTAATTGAACTGTTGCTGCTTCTTCAGCTGATAAAGTTCTTTTTTCGTTTTTAGCTAAATTAGATTCAATTGTCAAACGTGTTTTTTCGTTTTTTAAATTGTCATGTAAATTAACCAAAAGAGCTGCATTTTTAGAAGACCAGCTAACGTCTTTGTTTAAGTGGTTTAAAACTTTGGTAATATTACCAGTTTCTTCGAAGTTTACAGAATAAGTTTGTTCTGCTAATTCAATTTGTTTAGCAGCTGCTGCGTTTTCTAATTCAGTACGCAATGCTGTTAAATCTTCTAATGTAACTTTGTTGGATTTTTGTGCTTTTCCCATTTTTAATTTGGTTTAAATGTATTAACTTGAATGATTATATGAGTAAATATGAAAAGGTTTATTTTATATATTAGCTTCTTTCCAGATAGGATTAAACCAAAAAGTTCTACCATTTCTGTCTGTTATTTTGTTCATTTTTGGATTGCCATAACAAATCATGAATTCTGACCATGAGTCTACTTCGACTGCTGTACCAAATGGATTTTCCCAGTCTTTTAATTGACCGCCACCTAATTTATAAGCTTGTAATGGTAGTAATTTGCAAAGTTGATAGATTTCAGGGTACCTTTGTAAAGCTTCTCGTGCTGAAACAAATGGATTGCAATCAATTCTATACAAAATTTCTGCTCTTAAATAGTTGCCAATGCCATTAAAGTATTTTTGATTCATTAAGACTTCACAAATTGGCTTGTCAAATTCCTTTCTGTCTAAATTGGCTTTGATATTTCTGATAAATTCTTGAAAATGGTCAATGGGATCTGGTCCTCTATTTTCTGACCATTCTTCGCCTAATTTCCATTTTCCAAATCTGCGAACATCAACAAAACTCAATGTATATCCGTCTGTACTGTAAAATTTAAGGTGCGCGTGTTTAGGTTCTTTGCCAGTTTCTGTCAACTGAAAATGGCCCGACATGCCCATTGTTATTCTAAGAGGCACATATTGATATGGAGCGTATTCGTGTTGATACAAAAATACGACCATTTCTTTACCTTTACTTTTAGCCCGAATTCTAAATTGATCGTAAGGTTTAGGAATTTCTAAGCCTTTGTGGTTTGGATTCTTTTCAATTCTGTTGAAAATTTTACCCTTTGAAATTTCGCTAACGTAGTCTGCTGTTAATTTTAATTCTGCTAATTCTGGCATATTTAAATGATTTAAGTCCCTATAACCTTATTTTCGCCTAAAGACAAAACTTATATTCCTTTCGGGCCCCTTTGTTTCATTTTCATGAAAATAATATTAGGCCCATTGTGATTTTAAAGCTCGTCAGCACTATCGATATAAAGTAACATATTCACCAAAGTGCTTGTCAAATACCTCGACCAGATGCTCATAATCAGCAGATTTCATATCTTCTAGTATAGTTTCAGCAGGTAATCCTAATTGCCTGGCTAAATCCATAGCAGTGCCTAATAAAAAGTAAGCGTTTCCTTGTGGACCTGTTAAATCGATTTCTAAAGCTTGATTTTTTTCTTTAATTGATTTGATCATCTTGTTTGTTTTTAATTACTCTGTAAATATACAAAAAAAAGCCCAAACTAAAAAATTTGGGCTTAACTATTTTCAAAAAATTACGGGCTTATTAGTCCCACGTTTTATAAAACTTTCTAAATAACAAGACTACGTCCATTGCATCTTCAATTGCGTTGTGCGTTACGACTTCGCTAAGTCCTGCTCTTTGTTTGCAAAGACTTAATCCAGGTGCAGTATCATCATTCTTCCAATCAACATAAAGAACTGAAGGATCTAGTGTTCTACCTCTAGCTTTAAGACATTGTTTCCATCTTGGTAAACGCTCTAAGAATTTATTATCGAAGTTGGCAAAGTTTTTACCAGCAGCATTAAAATAAAAAGGTTTCATTTTAGAAGTCAATGCAGGGTAAGATTTACCATTTACAAATTCAAAGGCTCCAGTTGGATCGATCTTACCATCTAAGGCTCCATTGTCCCATAAGAATTGAAAAATACGTCTGGTCACATCTTCTTCTCGAAGGTATTCACGACCAGTTCTTTTTTCAATCTCTTTACGCTCTTCATCGCTGCGAGCCATTTTATATTCTAAAATGTCTGCGATCAATTGACGATTCATGTTAATGGCGAAGATCTCACCTTCGATGCGTTCTCTAAGGATTGCAATTTCAAGTGTAGGTAATTCTTCGACAGTTTTACAATTGACAGTATCTTCAACAACTATACCAATTGAGAGTGTTTGTGTGTTTTCATTATCGATTCCAGTGGTTTCGATATCAATGCTTGCGTATCGCATATTTTTATTAATTTATTAGTTAATTATTAAATTTATATCTCCATATAAATCCACCTGCTGTTTTTCTGTTAGAATTTATATTAGCTGAACTAGAAATATTTGGTTGGGAAATATTTAATGTCAATGCAGCTATTGTACCGCTTTCCCATTCTTTAATGAAATTAAATTTTTTATCATATTGAAAGATAGGTTTATTTACTTTTTCAAAATAAGACCGAGGTGGTTTCTTACCTTTCCTGGAAATTGAAATTTTCTTTTTAGTTTCTTTAGATGCTTTTTTACCACGTCTGTTTGTATTTCCTCTTTGTGCTTTAGACATTTTTTCTCTGGATTCATCTGAAAAATTATATCCATTTTCAACAATATCTCTATCGTTTTTAAGATCGTATATTTTTTTAAATTCAAGTATTAAAAATTCTTCTTTTCTTTTAACTTCTTCAATATCTTTATAATTTTCGAGTTTATCAATAATTTCTAATATAGGTTTTAGATTTTTATTCAAAAGACCTTTAATCCATGCCGCTTTTCTATCCTTAACACCTTCTCTTTTTCCGGAATGTATATGTTGTCTATATCTCCCAGATGGATTAACGCTCCTGCCAACATATTTAACATCGTTTGTTATTGGACATCTAAGCACATAAAAATAAACTGTTTTCATTAATAAAATATTTTTTATTTATATATCTTACTAAAGTGTTAAAAATATCAATGCTTGCGTATATCATGTTTTATAAATTTATAATTTTCTTTCCTTCTGAATGTTCTTCGCATAACGTAGTGATCCAACCATCACCTCTAAGTTCACCTAATTCACCACATTTTTCACATGTAATATATGACGCATCTTCGGCTAATCTAATCCGATGAAATATGTCTTCACTGCCAGTATTGATATAAAACCTAAGGCCACCGAACTTTTCTTTGACTTGACAAATTTCTTTATCCCATCCAAGTTCTATAAGATCTTCAATCAATCTCTTAATAATTCCCAACCAACCGTCAGAAACTGAAAAGAAATGCCTGCTCTTAATTGGTGGCCTGTCAGTGTAATAGCCATTATTTAAGCCTCCGATACTTTCTAAGAAAGCATCCATCTCTTCTTTTGTCATTAAATTGTTATTCATGTTTTTGAATTTTAAGTGAATCTACTACTTTTTGCAGCCTATCTGCGTCATCTGGATTTAAAATGATCTCATCAAATGCACCAAATCTAGATTGATAGCCAAAAATATATCTAAAGGCATATTTAAGTCTTCGCATCATTGGTTGTTTTGTTAAATGTATTGCTATATACACATCTGGTTCATCATCAAATTTTCTAATGATAAACTGGTGATCTGGTGAATGGCATTCACAGATAAAAACCTCTTGTGTTTCAAATTTCATCATACTGTATGGTCTATTCGTACTCTAATACAATTTTGTGGCAATCTATGTAAATGCCTGTAGTTGTTGATATAACCCATCATGTTTGCTGAACCAACAGCATTCGCTGAGTGAATTACAACATCAACAACAGGTTGTCCATCTAACCATTGATTCACTAACCATTTTGTGCAGTCCATGCCTGTTTTTTCAACAATATTTTCATAGTTGATAGCATAATTTTTAGTTACGCCATGCTGCCACTCTTTCATTGCGCTTTCACCTAAATCGTGATCTAGTGAAATCAAATCAATGTTTTCTAAGCCAATATACATAACTTGAGATACAAATTGATCGTAATTTCTAACAACAATCCAATCTTTTTCAACTGGTGTTCTTACGTCATCTAAATATATTTTTACTTTTCCCATAATCTTTATACTATTTTTCGAATGTTGGTTTCAACCACATTCCATCTTGAAATAAAACTTCTTCAATCATTCCAGGGTGCACATCTTCTAACACGAATAACATTTGCAAAGAAGTCATTGTGTCTGCATGAAAACATTTGGTAAGCTCTTCTCTAATTCTTTGAGCACTTACTACCTCTTTCATTTTAACCCATAACAATGGTTCTGCGATTGCTCTTTGAATATCTTCACACATTACAAATCCTTTGGTAATTGAAAATCTAAAAGCTCTTAGAATTCTCAAAGGATCATCCATAAATGTCAACTTAGGATCTAATGGAGTTACAAGAATCATTTGTTTTAGATGCTCTTGACCATCGAATAAATCGATAATATTTCCATTTTCATCTTCAGCCATGGCATTAACTGTAAAATCTCTACGAACTAAGTCATCTTCAAGAGTTCCAAGTTCTAAGATTGGTCTACGAGTTCCTTCTTCGTAACCGACTTCTTTACGAGCTAATACAAAGTCAGCTACCATTCCTTCATTCTCATGACCTTGTGGAAACTTAGCTCTAATCGTAAAACATTCTGGTGTACTCAGAAATATTGTAAACATTTTATGGTCTAACCATTCTGTCATGATTTGAAATCCTTCTTCTACGGTTCTGTCTAGATTATCTAAGACAAATGTAAAGTCAATATCGTTGGACTCTAATCCAAGCAATCTGTCTCTTACGCAACCTCCTACTTTAAATATTTGTGGCATCTTCTTTTAATTTTTTTATGTGTTTACAATCTCCTCTGTGAAATGAAGCTGACGGGCAAGTACAACTCCATTTACCGTTATTATTTTTAACTTCGTAAAATTTACCTGGTTTTGAAGCTTCAACTGTATAAGATTTAACTTCTGTAACTTCTTTTACGTGTTCTTTTGGTTTTGTCTCAATATAGTTAGTCATATCAAACTCTATTTGATCTCTGGTAGTTCCTGATGGCACTGGGTGCCAACCTGGACATATATAAGTACCGCTTAAAGTATTTACAATGGCAAATGCAGTTCCAAAGGGTCTGCTTGGTTTGATAATAAACTTTTCCATCTGTTTGTTTTTTAATTATAAGGCTAATATACGAACTTTATTTGATATAAAAAAATATTTTAGCAATTATTTTTCAAAAGTTATTAACAATCTTCTAGATCGTTTTCAACTATTTCATATCTTTTACCATCGATTTCATTCCACGCATATAATTGAGCTGCATCAAATGTTACAAAACTTTTAATATCGTTTTGAAAAATTTCAATACCGTCTGAGAAAAAGGGGATAACTGTGAATACTGTCATGATTTGTTTGTTTTAATTACTCTGTAAATATACAACAAACATTTGACATAAAAAAATATTTTAGTACTTTTTTACTAAAAATTTTTCATATGAACCTCTAAGTGATTGGTTTGGAAAATAATAAGACTTAAAAAGTTTTCCATTTAAAGTGATAATTTTAGAAAATCCAACAGGTATCATAGCTCCAGTTGCATTTCTAACAGATCCTGTAAAATCTACAACGATCTCGATAGACACTTTGTTAGTAATAGCTAATTCCTTTTCATAAGCTTCTAGATCTTTCCATTGACCTCTATTAAGATCTTTGTGCTGTAGTGCACAATTAACATAAGAAAAAGTTTCTTTTAAAGAGATTTCATCGCAATTAAAATCTGCAGCTGGAGCCATGTGTCCTTTATCATAATCGTTATGATAATAATCTGCATCATCAGAAGTATGAATATTAGGAACTGTGTAGAAATTTAAGCCCTTTCTAGAAAAGTAATTAATAGATTTTGAATTACACATCACGTCGTATTTAACATCTAATGGCTGCTCAAAATATTGAGAGTATGTGATGTCATACACATTGTTTTTAACATGTATACTTTGCTTTGGTGTAAAATTAAATGAAGTTAATAGTATTAAAAATATAGATAATTTAAAAAGTGGTGCCATACTTTATTTATTAATCTAGTTTTTCGCCACAATTAGGGCAAAACTTCCAGCTTTGTTTTTTCATGCGAGTTCCACATGAAGAACAATAATTTCTAATCTCATTTACTTCAACTGGCTTGTGAGAATCTGGTAAGATTTTCCACTCTGAAACTGCGCAAGTAAAGAATTGAAAGTCTTGATTAGTTGTGCTAAAATTTTGTTTTGATTTTGATTCGCCTTCGATTCTACCAGTTTCAATTTCAGAACTAACATGCGCATTAATGCATGCATTGACATTCATGGTAGAAGATGTCGTTGTAAAAGTAATAGGATTTGGGTTTGATGAGCCTGTATTGTTGCTATACAATACATTGCCAGCATATGGTTGACCTACAAATGGATTAGAATTCCATGGGGCTTGAATAATTCCATGCCAGGGTCTAGGCATTATTTCTTCAGTTTCTTTGTAAAATTCAACTCGAACTGAACCATTATTCTTAATTGATTCTAAAACTTCTGGGGTTGTACCTGGATCGACAGTATAAGTGTTAAACTTAAACTTTTTGTTTTTATCAATAAAACGATCTAGGAAATAACGTTGGCCTGGTCTAATTACCAAACCTGATGTTGAAATCAAAGAATTATTGATATAGATTTTTGCAAGAACGGAAACTTTGTAAGGATTAAAGATTTCAATTTGAAATTCATCTCCGTCTTTTAGATAAATGACGTCTGCATAAGCGCGCAAACGATTGTTGTTAAGTGCAATGTATGCGCTTGGTTGATTTGTTGTCATAGTGCTAATTTGTTTTATTAAAATCCTTTCATTGCTTTGCAACAATTCTAAAGCCATTATTGACTCAGGACCTCAAGAGTATGGGCACCACTCTTATTTTTTATTATTAATATTTCTAGATTTATATGTTGGTAATTGAGAATCACAATTAGAACAAACGAACCTTAAATTTTCTAGACGATTATCGTTATTAATACCATTTATGTGATCTAATATAAGTGGCATAGGATTACCATGCCATTCTGGTCCAATTTCGCATATATCACACGAATACGGAATTAAATTTCTGTTTATTATTTTTCTCTTAACATGGTGTCTTGCTATTGTTGCGTTTTCACAAAATACAAGTTCATCTGGTATAGTTAAGTTATTAATGGCCCAATTTTTGAAATTTTCAGTATTTTCTTTGCGACCAATTTGATTGTTTATTGTATTATCTTCCATTTAGTATATATCTAACATCCGGTAGTTTTTTTACCACCGGATGAAAAATATAAATGCGGAAGGAGTAGGATTCGAACCCACGGTACCTTGCAGTACGTCAGATTTCAAGTCTGATGCAATCGACCAACTCTGCCATCCTTCCAATAATGTTTAAGAACTTTTATTATATAACTAAATTAATTTTTGTTTACAAAATTTTGTAAAGTAACTTCTAATTCAGAGATTTTAGTGTGTAATTGTTCTATATATCTGTCATTAATTGCAACATTTGCTTTCATGGCCTCTATTTCTCTTTTTGATCTATCTTCCATTTTAGCCAAATCATTAGCAACTTCTTGTTTTATGGTCTTCTCTATTTTATTTACTGAGATATAAATAATAATGCATATTAAAACAGATTGTATAACTGCTATTATCATCATGGCTTATCAACTTGAATGTTAAAATTAACATGCCTTTTTTGGGTCTTATGTAGTAGTCGTAGTCCCTAACATGAAAACAGAACGCACCAGAGTATGTGTGGTCAGCGAAAGGTTCTCCGTCTGATAAGTAATAACCTCCAGAAAAGCCTATGAATGGGGCTTCGTTTGGATCCCATCTACAGTGATTGTGTTTATTGTGTCCTCGACCATCGTGCGGTTCATACCACTGTGCCCAACTTTCAGTAATCTTGGGATCTAATTCAGCATCTGAAGGTACCGCTCCAATTGCTTTAATAGTATGTGTGAAAGCTTCGATAATACGCTGACGCATTTCTTTAACATCCACGTTGTCTATTTCTAAAAAGTCA